CCCGCCGTCGACCCACCCGCCGTCACCGGTACTCCTCCAAGTGCTCCTGAGCCTGCTTCGCCAGCGAACACCCGGCGCACGAGAGGTTCTCCCCGAGACAGTCGTGCCCTCCCGTGATCGGGTACTTGTGCGTCACGGCCGCCAGGTCCACGTAGCGCTTCAGCAGCTCCTCCGCCGCCTGCACGCGCTTCCGTAGCACCTCGGGGTCGTCGTCCTCAGGCTGGTAGCCGGGGACCAGCATCCGCTCGTACTTCGGCCGGTACGCCTCACACCCCTCGCACGTGACCGCCGTGCCCTCCGGCAGCGGGCTCTGCCGCATTGAAGCGCCACACAAGGACATGCCCGTCGCCCACGCCTCGAACATCGGCATCCACTGGTACACGGACCAGTGCGTCACGTCCTCCACACCGGGCAGCAGGAGCGGTGCTACGGGCCGCAGGTAGCGGCGGGACGGGTCCAGCTCGGTCATCGTGTGGTCCTTCCGGTCTGAGGGGTTCGGGCGTGGGCGAGGCGGGCCCGGTGGGCGACGAAGAGCAGGCTGGGCACCAGCCACAACAGCAGCACCCCGGGAATCCACTCGTGGGCGATCGTGAGGGAGGCACCGCCCGCGCATGCGGTGACGGCAGCCACCCGGCACGCGTAGGCGGTCATCAGGTCAACGGTCATCGCGAAGCCTTCCGAATGTGGTGGGGACGGGCGTGCCGACGGTGTGTGCGACCCCGACCCTGGTGACGACGGTGGACTTCCGCAGCCGCAGACAGGACCAGCAGGGCAGTCGCCACGGATATCGCGAACATCGCCCACTGCGGCAACGGCTGGTGGGCGAGGGCGTGCCACCAGGCGAGGACGCTTCCGGTTCCGATGACGCCGCCGGCGAGGATGGACAGGGTGAGCCCGAGGTGTGGACGGATACGGTGCACGAGAGGCCCCTTCCGGGCGTGATCGGTGTTGCCCGCTGGTGGCGGTGTCTAAGATGTCCGGGTTTCCGGTCCGGTTTGGGTGGCTTTCCGCGCCGCACGGCGCTCCCGCCGGTAGGCGCGCTCGCCGTCCCAGCACGCCTCACACGGCTCCTCACCACGCCGACGGTGCGCCACGAACCCCGGATGGTCACCATGACGGCGCCGCGGGTCCAGCACACCGGCCGCGACCGCCAGGAACACGGCGTGGGTGATGTTCCGCGCCCCCAGCTTCCGGGCCAGGCGGAGCGCCATCTTCGACACGCTCTTCTCCTGGTAGCCGAGGTCGCGGGCGATGAGGGCGTAGGTAGCGCCGTTTGCGGCTCGTTCGAGGACTGCCAGTTCGCTGGGGGTGAGGCCGGGCCCGCCTGTGGTGGCGGGGCCCAGTCGTGCGGGTGCTGTGGTCACTGGCCTGTCCCCTCCAGTCGGTCCCGGGCGTTGAGCCAGGCCAGCGCCTCCCGCCAATCGACGGGCATGTCCCCCGACGGCCGGGTCTCCCCCGGGTACAGCTCGGCGGGCGGCTGGCGGCGGGTGAGGGCGGCCAGGGCGGCGGCCTGGCGGTCGGCGAGGGTCACGACTGCACCCCGTCCTGCCGCGCCCCGGCGGCGGGCTGGTAGTCGTGCCGGTCCTCGTCGTCGGGGCAGTCGGCGCACTGGCCGGGGGTGACCGGGTCGTCGCCCTCCCCGTGGGCTGTCTTAGGGTGGTCGCACTCGACGCACGGGGCGGCTGCCGTCTCGGCCTGCCGCGTTCCGGCGGCGGGGCAGTCGGCGTAGTGCCCGGCCGGGCGGAAACTTTCGCCCGCGTCGCCACACGTGCAAGCGTTGGTGCCCGACTTGTCCTGCCGCGCCCCGTTGGTGGGCTGGCCGGTGTCGCACTCGGGTCCGCAGAAGGCGTGCTCACCCTCGGCGTGGGCCTCCGCGCGCTGTGCCGCCATGGCGGGCTGCTCCAGGCACTCGCAGTCCCCGACCGTCTGCCCCTCGCAGACGTGCTCGCAGAGCGGGGTGCCCGTGTCGGCGTGCAGGCGGTACTGGTCCAGCAGGCCGTCAACGGCTGCCCATGAGGACGCGTGTCCGAAGCAGGCGTCCCGTTGCGTCTTCAGCCACGCCTCGAACTCGTCGCCCCGACGCGGCCGGTGCTTGGTCTCGGCGGCTGGTGTCTCGTCGGCCATACGGCGCAGCAGGGCGGGGTCGGTCCAGCCGTCCAATGCGGCAGCGATCTTCCGAGCCGCCGCGCCCCGGGTGATCTCGTCGTCCGGGGAAGTGAGGGCGGTCTCCTCGTCAAGGGCGTCGTGCAGGCGCCGCACTCGGGCGACAGCGGCTTCGGCCTTGACGCGCCGCTCCTGCTCCTCCTTCCACACCTTCCGGTAGGTGTCCCTTTCGCGGGCCACGGCCAGGGTGTTGCGGGCATGCAGCTCGGCGTCGGCCTCGGCCTGCTCGATGCGCTCGTCGGCGGTCTGGCCGGTGGTCGTGGGCAGCACGGCGGCGATCCCGGCGAGCGCTTCCGCCCTCGCGGCAGGCACCAGCGTGTCGCCCAACGCGGTCTCCACGACGGCCAGAACGGCCTCGGCGACGGTGAGCGCGGTCTGGTCGGCGGACGGCAGCGACACGGCAGGCACGACCGCAGGCAGCATCGGCTCCCACGTCTCCCTCAGCGTCTGCCCGCACTCCTCCAGGAATCGCCGCACCGCAGGCTCGTCAGCCTCCGTGACCTCGATCTCGTGCGAGCAGTTGAGCCCCTTGCGCTGGATCACGAAGAACAGCAGCAGCGTGTGCCGGTTGCCGGAGCGCTGCCAGTCCCAGCGGAAGAGCAGGTTCAGTTCCCGGTCACCGGTGACGAACAGCGTCTCCTCAGCGAAGTGCTGCCAGGAGTCCCAGCGGGCGTGCTGGCCATTCTGGAAGTAGTTGCTCTCGGCGCAGTAGTACGGGTGGTCGTAGTCCCAGAGGTGGCGGGCGGTCTCGGTGGTCGGGTCGGTCACGGTGTCCTCCGTGGTGGGTGGGTAGGGTTCGGGCACCGGCCGCCCCTGCTTGCTTCAGGGGCGGCCGACCTGCTGGCGGAGGGCTACTCGCCACGCATTTCAATCGCGGTCTCGATGCCCTCCCAGTTGTCGACACCAGCCGCCTCCAGGCAGCGGAGCCAGGTGACGTCCTCGGCCGCTTCGGTCAGCTCTGCCTGGAGGCGCCGGATCTCGGCGAGCAGTGCGGGCACGCCCTCGGCGACGGTTCGGACATCGTCGGACTGCTCGGAGTACTCGCTGAGTCGGGGCACGGCGCGCTCGATGTCGGCGAGCTGCTGGGTGGTGAGGTGGTCGGTCATGGGTTCTCCTGTGGGTACGGTGCGGGCACGGCCCCGGCGGACAGCCACCGCTAGGGCCGGCGGGTTGGGGTGGGTTTCCGGCACACCGGTCACCCGGCGGCGGTGGGGGCCTTACGGCGGCGTCCGAAGGGCAGGCGCGCCCCGAACACACTCCGCGGAGACGGCGCGCCCGAAACGGGCCGCACAGGCTGCGTAGACGCCGTGGTGGGGACTGGGTGCCAGAGTTCCACCCACACGCCGCCGGTACGCCACACGCAGGCTTCACGGCCCGGCACGGACACGTCCAGGGCCGGGACTTGGTCGCCGGGCTGCTGCGGCTGGTGGGTGAGGTAGCCGGTGTGCCGGTCCGCGAACCGGTGCAACGCACGGCCCGGATCGTTGCCGGTGATCTGCCCGGACAGGAACAGGGTGCCGTCGTCGAGGCGGGACGTCTGCCACGCGCTGAGGGATTCCCGGCGGATGGCTTCGATGCCGGTCCAGCAGCGGATGGTTTCCAGCTTGGCGATGAGGATGTCGGGATGCAGGGCGGGGGTGGTCATGTGGGTCTGCTTTCGAATGGAGTATCGAGAGATCTGTGCTGCTCACGCAGCCGTTGTGGTGGAAACCGTGACGGTCTGCCAGCACTGCCAGGGCCGCCGCCCGGACGCGGCCAGATCCGTTGCCTGCTCAATGAGCGCGGTGGCAGTCGCGGCAACCTCGTCCTCGGTGGTCTCGCCAGCGGCGATGAGGGATCCGGTCGGGCCCTGCAAGTCCATCCACCAAGCGTCGCCCTGGCTGTAGGCGACGACTCGATACCGGCTACCGACCGGTTCGAAGGTCCAATAACTGCCGCCGCCCATTTCGACCCAGTCAGCGTCGACGAAAGCCGGCCGGTGGCGCTTGACCGGGGTGGCATGGGCAATTTCGAACAGCTCACCCAGATTTCCGTCACCGGTGAGTGCCTCGTTGACGAGTCGGATCACATCGGCCGAAGACACTCCCGGCTCGTCGCGGAGAACACCGACAACAGATCGGGCGCGCTGAACAAGGTTGTAGTGGTTGTCGCGCCGCCAGTCGCCGCGTTCCTCCTCCAGAAGGCGCAGCATGTGCTTGACGCTGACAGTAACGTCACGGAGGCGGGCGATGTGCTCGGGCTGAGGCTGCGGCGGAAGCCTCTCCAGTGCGCTGACGAGACGGCCAGCCTCGCGGATGTGCCGCTCTACGGCCTCCGCAGCGATCATGTCAATGCGTTCCCGCAGCGCCTGGATCGCCGCGGCACGCACCGTGTCGCCGTAGTGGCGCTGCTTGGTGAGGAGCCGCATGTAGCGGTCGTTGGTGTTGATGTGGTCCCGCTCGGCCCGCTCTGCGTTCTTATTGAGCAGGTCGAGGTCGGTGAGGTGGTCGACGTTCTCGCCGAGCCGGGCGTACTCGTCACGCAGGGCGGCGACCCTTTCAGCGGCACTCATGGTGTTCATGCGACGTCTTCCTGTCGGCGGGTTACTGGCCGTAGTGGTCGGACGGGTCGTCGGGCTGGCCGTCGCGGGATGTGCAGGGGGTGCCGTGGATGCCGGCGGCGAGGTCTTCGGGGGTGGCATCGCAGTCGCAGGACGGCATGTCAGGCGGTACGGGCGTAGTCGACGGCCTTGGCGAGCAGTCCGGGAACCTCGTCCGTGCTGGCGCCGATCCAGCCAGCCAGCGGGCACCAGATCTTCGGGGCCTTGCCCAGCTCGTAGTTGCGGTCGGTGTCGTCGGGGGTGGGGATGCGGAAGGTTTCGACGGCGTGGGGCGCCCAACGGTCACCGGGGGTCTCGGTGGCGACGACGAAGACCGTGCCGATGCGCTGGACGCTGGTGATTCGGGCGTTGGTAACGCCGGTGGAGGCGAGGGCGCGGCGGGCGATGGATTCGCGGAGCTGGGCGATGCGGATGGTGGACATGGGATCCCCTTTCGGGGGGGTGGGGCTTGGATACCTCCACCGTACCCGCATAGACATGGCAATGCAATGCGTAGTGCGGGATTGGAGGCAGGCATGCGAAAGGGGCCCGACCCCAACGGCCAGACCCCTCACGCGCACCACGATCACCTCAGAACGGCGGGCTGTCGTCACCCCCACCCCACGCCCCCGCCGTCGTCCCCGTACCCGGCACACCCGACGCCCACGGATCCTCACGCCCCTCCCGCGACGACGCCTGCTTCGCCTGCTCGTACTGCTGACGCCCCTGCCCGCCCGAGCTGGCCTTTGTCACCTTCGCCGTCGCCGACCGCAGTGACACCGCCACCTCGTCCCCCTCCACCTCGTACACCGTGCGACGCTGCCCCTCACGATCCTCGAACGACCGCTGCGACAGCCGGCCCTGCACCACCACCCGACAGCCCTGGACCACGCTCTCCGCGACGTGCTCAGCCTGCTGCCGCCACACCGTCACCGGAAGGAACAGCGTCTCGCCGTCCTCCCACGCCTGGGACTGCTTGTTGTACGTCCGCGGTGTCGACGCCACCGTGAACTTCGCTACCGCCGTCCCGCTGCTCGTGTAACGCAGCTCAGGGTCCTTGGTCGCATTACCGATGATCGTCACCACTGTCTCGCCAGCCATCAGGCCACCTTCCTCTCACTCGGCTTCCTCGCAGCCAACGACATGTCCCCGTGACCGCACATCGCCTGCCGAGACCCCGGCAGATGCTGCACCTTCTTCGGCGCCCTGATCGGCCCCCCGTACTGCGGATACCTGCGGCCCCGGCATATCTCGCCCACAGTTTTCTGCGACACGTTGAACGACATCGCCAGCGACAGATCCGTGGCTCCCTCCTGCGCTCGGACACGGATCGCGATGACCTGCTCCTCCGTCAGCACCACCCCCGAGGACGACTTCAGCGACGGGAAGGCGCGGCCGGACCGCTGCCACTGCTTCCTCAGCCGGTTCACCCGGTTCTCCGTCGTCTTCCGCGGCCACCGCCGCAGCTGGTCGACGTCAGCGAGCGTCAAGCCCTTCGCAACGCACTGCTTGACGGCCTCCAGGAACTCGGCGTCGGTGAGATTGTCGACACGGAAGCCCTTGATGAACTTGGCAACGGCGACCTGGTCGACGAAGTCCTCGTCAAGGTCCGTGTCGTCGTCGGGGGCGAGGTCGCGGACCTTCCGGTCCTCCGCCCACGACGCCGGCACCGTCAGGGAGCCGTGCTCGTTGAAGTCGAGCCAACCCAGGGCCCGCCCGACGGGCTGCTCCGGGTCGACCAAACCGGCGAGGACGACGATCAGGGCGTCCTTCTCCGCCGCCGACAGGCCGGCCAGGACCTGGGCAACGTCCTCGGGCCCGCCGTCACCGTGTACGAGAACGGCGAGGTTTGCTGCTTCGGGGAGCATCCGCTCGGCCAGGTCACCGCGCTGCTCCGGAGACATGCTGCTCACGCCGCCACCCCCTGACCGGCCGCGGCCGTGTCCTTCTCCGACTGGAAGTACCGCCACGCCCGACCCACCGCGTGATGCCCCACCCCGAGCTCGTCGGCGATCGTCCGATGCGACGCACCCTCCGACACCCGCCGCTCAATGAAGTCCTGCGCGTCGATGCACAGGGCGTACGCGACACGCTCCCCGGAACGCTTCCGGCCCAGCGTCTGGCGCTCCTGCTCGTCCAGGCCGCCCCACACACCGAACCGCTGATCCGACGCCACCGCCCACTCCAGGCACGCCGTACGGATCGGGCAGCGTCGGCACACCCGCTTCGCGGCCTCGATCGCGTTCGTGATCTGTCCTCCCCGGCCTTCGGGGAAGAACAGGGCGGGGTCGGTTTGGGCGCACAGGGCCCGGTCCCAGTTGGGGGCGGGCGTGGCGGGTGTCGTGCCGAGGCTGGTTGTGGTGGTCATCGGGTGGCTCCGGGAAGGGTGTAGAGGCGGATGATCGCGCCGGGCTGGTCGAGGGCTTCGGGGTGTTCGCCGGGGAAGGTCTTGCGGGCGGTGATGGCGATGATGCGGGAGTCGTCGACTACGGCCTGGCCGTCGGCGATTCCGTCGAAAGTCGAGCGGATCAACTTGTCGACGTCGCCCGAGTGCCGGGTTGTGGGCCAGGTGCGGCGGCGTTTGGGGGCGCTGGCGGGCTTGAGGACGGTGAAGACGATGTCGGCTTCGAGCGGCCCGTCCAGGGGCTCGGTGCGGCCGGTGTCGAGCATGCTGTCCATGGCGGCGCGGGTGACGAGGGCTCGCCAGGGCTTGACGCGCTTGGACTGTTCGACGAGGACGGCGCTGCGGCGGCCTGTGGCGGCGTTGGTTCGGTGGCCCTTATAGGCCTTGCTGCCCTGCGGGGCTGGGCGCCCGTTCACCACGATGGTGAGGCGGAGTTGGCGGTCGGTGTCGGGTTCGGGGGCGAGGGCGGTCATGGGGTGGGCTCCAGGGGTTGTCCGCGTCGGAGGTAGGTGGCGTGGCCGGGCCGATGACCGAGATGCCAGAGGCCGCAGAACTTGGTGCAGTGGTAGGGCCGCATGGCGGGGCCGCCTTCGCGGCGGATCTGGTTGGACCGGTTCTTGGCGGCCCGCCGGTTGGGGAAGCGGCTTTTGCCTTGGCAGGCGATCTCGTATTCGGTCATCGGCTGGGTTCGGGGAGTTTGAGGTCGCGGGCGAGGTTGAGCCTGATGTCGTGGGCGATGGCTTCGTTGTGGAGGAAGCGGACGACGATGGCGAGGCGGCCGCGGTGGACGGCGAGGTCGTTTTCGGCGGAGACCAGGTCGGGGTGGCGGTGCTGGAGTTCGCTCGCCAGCTCGGTGACGTAGGCGTCCTGGTCAGCCATCGCTGCCTGCCTCGGGGTACTCGCGGACGCGGAGCTGTGCGGGCCAGTGAGCGGGGTTGCCGCCCTTGGTGTCGCCCCAAGCCGCGACGGTCTTGCCGCCGACCATGGTGTGGCGGGCCCAGACGGATCCAAGCTGCTTCACGAACGGAGCGGCGCCAGCTTGGCGGGCCTCGTACACGAGGTCGTCGATCCACCAGGGTTCGAGGACTCGCGCGCCGGGCCCGGACTCGCCGCCGATGATCAGCCAGTCGACGTCGGTCAGGTTGAGCGACGGCAGCGGTCCCAGGAGGGGTTCGGCAGAGATGAATCGGATGGCGGCCGGGGTGTTGCGGAGGGCAGCGGCGCGGCGGGTGTAGTCGTCGGACTCGATGGACGTGCCGATCCACACGTTGGGCAGGGGCCAGGCGGAGCGGTGGTATATGCCGGACTCCAGGCCGGGCACGTAGGTGGGGCTGTGAGAGGTGGCGGCCCACTCCATGGATGAGCGGAAGTGCTCGCCGGGCGGGTGACCCACGCCGCAGGTGCACAGGTCGGTAAGGATGCGGGCGGCGCGCTCCGGGCGCTTGGTGAGGATCTGGTAGGTGTGCTGCGGAGTGGCGGCCATGACGGCGAACACGCGGGCCAGGAACTCGCGGGGTACCCGGGCGTGGAAGAGGTCGCTCATGGAGTTGACGAAGACCTTGCGGGGCTTCTTCCAGCGCAGCGGCTCGGTGAGCACGTCCGGGTGGATGGTGAGGGCGAAGCCGGGTCCGGAGGTCTTGGGGTTGCCGTCGTTCTGGTACTTGGCCTGCCCCATGCCCTTGAGTCGCTTGGCCATGGTGAGGGCGTAGCAGTGATCGCATCCGGGGCTGATGCGGTCACAACCCGAAGTCGGGTTCCAGGTCTGCTCGGTCCATTCGATGGTGGTCACGGCTGGGGGTGCTCCTTCGGCTGGTCGTTGTCGGCGCGGGCGGCGATGCCTGCGGCTATCTCGCGGGTGGACATGGGCTGGGTGTCGGCGGCTGATGCGGTAGCGCGGGCGACCGAACGGGCGGGGAGAGGGATGGACTCCGTGGCGGGTTCGCCGGGGAGGGGCCGGGCCCAGGTGGGACCGGTGTGGATGCCGAGGGCGGCGAGTTCGTCCGGGGTGAGGGGCTGCACGGTGGTGAGGTCGGCGTGCTCCTGCTGGCAGCGGTCGGCGTGGACGCGGGCCGCGGCGGCGGTGGACGGTGACGTGAGGACGTACTCGTGGATGCCGCCCATGGGGCAGATGGCTTGCCAGCGGAGGGTGCGGGTGGCGAGCGTGTAGTGGAGGGTGCTGCCGTCGGCCAGGGGCCGGGTGGCGGTGCCGTCTCGGTGGTCGCGCCAGTCGCGGATGCGGTGGATGGGCAGGCCGGCTTGGCGGGCGGTGTGGACGGCGTAGATCTGTGCGTCGGTGATGAAGTCGAGGGCGCGGGCGGGTCGGGGCGGGGTGGGCTTGACCAGGGAGAGGCGGGGCTGGGTCTGCTTGCGGGTACGGGGGGCGGTGGTCTTCTTCGCCGTCTTCTTGGCGGGGGTCTTCTTGGTGGTGGTGCGTACGGTCCTGGTCATTGCTGGCTCCCGGTGGTCGGGGTGGGGCTGGTTTCGGGTGGTGCTCCGGTGCTCGTGCGGTGCGGGGGGATGGTTCAGCGGTGGGTGCGGTGGCGCTGGTGGAGGGTGCTGGTCTCGCGGCCCTGCTTGCGGGCCAGCCAGGTCTGGGCGACGTCGGCCTGCGCGTTGATCTGCGCGATGTGGCTGTTGAAGAGGCCGCGGACGGCGTTGGCGTAGCCGCAGACGTAGTAGTTGGCGGGGACGGGGCCGGTGGGGGCGTTGTCGAGCATCTCGTCGGCGCGGCGCAGGAGGTCGTGGACGCTGAGGCCGGCTTGGTGTTCGTCGTAGGCGTCGGCGGCGCCCATGGCGTAGAAGGGGTCGCGGGCGAAGGGGCTGGTGGGCGGGGTGAAGGTCTGCACGGTCATGGCGTGTCCTTTCAGGCGGCGGTCTGGTGGTTGAGGGTGTCGGCGGCGCGGAGGATGCGGCCGATGACCTCGGAGGTGGTGGGCGGCGCGCTGGCGAAGGGGGCGCGGGTGGCGGCCCAGTTGGAGACGTGCTCGATGTAGTCGGGGACGCCGTTGGTCTCGCAGGGTTCGGTGTCGAGGGCGGCGCTGATCGCGCGGATGGCGGCCATGGCGCGGTCGCTGGACTCGATCAGGGCGAGGGAGGCGCACTCGTCGGTCCGAAACTCGGTGGGGACGTCCAGCCGCTCCGGCAACGTGTACTTCTCGGCGGCCATGTAGATCGCTGCGCAGATGTCCAGAGCGCCGCGGGCGTTGACGAACTGCTCTCCGGTGTTGAGTCCTCGGTGGCTGATCAGGTGGGCAGCGAGCTGAAGGACTCGGCTTGTGCTCCGCATGTGGCTTCTCCTGGGGTTGTTCGCCCGGCGGCGCGGTGTCGGCTTCACGCGCCGCCGGGCGGCTTGGGGGTGTTCACTCGTAGATGCGGGCGAACGAATCGGCGGTACGCAGCGCGTCGATCTCCGCGTTGGACAGACGCCGCATCCGGGCGCGCTCCTGGGAGTCGCCCTCGTAGGCGACGAGCACCCACATGCCCGGATCCATCCCAGCGGCAGCCTCTCTGGGTCAGTCGGTGATGGGGCGGGGGTGGTCGTGACCGCAGGTGGGGCACTGGAGCTGCGACAGGTTGCAGTCCGGGTCGTTGACCGCGGTGACGACGGCGCCGGGGAGGGCGGTGTCGAAGATGACGGAGCATCCGCAGCCGCCGGCGTCGTTGCGGCATGAGCAGATGGCCAGGTCGTTGGAGGCGGGGAGCGCGATGCCCGCGGCGATGGCGACGTACTCCATGGCGTCGGTGTAGTCGCTGGTGGTGAGGGCGTTGTCGGCCTTGTCCATGGCCTTGTCAATGACGGCCTGCGCGACGGGGCTCAGGGTCCGGTAGTCGGCTTCGAGGCTGGGGCGGGCATGCGTCATCACGGCCACGGTGGCTCCAGGGAGGGCAAGAGGAGAGCGTTCACCCCTGGTTGGGGGTGGGGTGCTGTCTTGATGTGTCCACCGTACCCGTATAGACATGGCAACGCAATGCGTACGCCGGGGTTGGTTGTGTCAGGGCATGAGAAAGCCCCTGACCACCTGCTGGGGGCAGACGGTCAGGGGCAGTTCAGGGGGTGGCCGGCGTCAGGGGAGGTCGTCGCGGGAGTCGACCCACGCGGCGTGGACCTTGAGGACGGCAGTCCAGGAAACCCAGTTGGCCCGGTTACGGCGAGTCAAGGGGACGCCGTGCTTGCGGCACTGCCGCTCCAGGGTGCTCTTGGAGATCGGGTAGCCGGTCTCTTCGAGGAGGATGACGGCGTCGTCCATCTTCCGCTCATCGCGGGGAACGTACGGGTTTGCCAGTGCTGTGGCCATGCGGCCTCCCATGGTCGGCGGCCATCGTTCGCAGCTCCGGCGGCCGATACGGGTGGACCCTGAGGGTCCGGGTGTGGTGAAGGTGTGCAGTTGTTTCTCGATGCTAGGTACGACTCGCGTACCCCGTTTCAGGTTGCACGCACCTGCCGAATATTCTTGCGGGCCGCCACGTAGAGGTGGGCGAGGCGGGCGAACTCGACGATGGTGGTCAGGCCGTCCTCGTCGACACACTCCAGGTTGGTGCAGACAATCCGCTGCTTCAGGTTGTCCCACATGAGGCCGAAGGTGCCGCATTCGGGGCAGCGGTGCGGGCGGATGACGGCAACGTCGCCAGCGGCTACGGCGTGCTCCAGCTGGTGCTTGTACTCCAGGGTTTCCCGGCGCTGCTGTTCCGCTTCGGGGGCGTTGACGGTGTTTTCCACGCACCAGCGGTAGACGTCCTGCACGTTCTGGGGGACGGGAGCCGCGGCGGGGTTGTTCTCCCGGGTGTACTGGACGACTTCAGCAACGGTCCGATCGACGTGTTCGAGGACGCGGACGTTGATGGGGAGGCCGGGGTGGGTGGCGGTGCCGCGGGGGGTGTTGCCGATGTACGAGTGGCCTTCGGGTCCGGTGACGGGACGCTCACGCATGTAGGCGGTGAGGTCGCGGAATCTTGAGGCTGCGCTGTCTTCCGGCTGGTTCATGGGTTGTTTCCCCGTCCCCTGGGGTCCCCGGGGGCGCGGGGCGTCCGTGCTGGTGCAGGGGGCGCGCGCCGGAGACCAGTTATGCGGTGTTCCGGTTGTTTCCGGACGCCCCACTATGGCATGCGTGGGTCGGAAGTTGAACGTTTCGCGACTGTTGATCAACAGGCTGTTGCACGGGTGTGGCGTGCACGCCGGGGGCAGAGTGGAAGAACCCCCGGCATACTCGGACAAGCCGTCAGGCGGGCATCGTTAGAGCAGAGTTGGGGCCTGCCGCATGCCGTGCAGGGTTTCCAGCAGCCGGTCGAGTTGCTGGTCGTCGATGGTGCCTTGCGCGTGGTGGCCTTGGAGGATCCGCTCCCACACGTCCAGGGTCCGTTGGAAGGCGGCCGCGGTGTGCGGGTCGGTGAGGGACTGCCCGATTTCCAGGAAGCTCGTTTCGATGCTGCTGGCGAACGCGTCGAGGGCCGGGACACCGTTGTCCGGGCTCTGGCCGGTGTCGCGCAGTGCGTGGACCTGGTCGTGGTCCTCGATGTTGCCCATGGGTGACCACCGTTCCCTGACCGCTCGTAGGACACCGCGGGGTCCGCGGTGCTGGTCGAGGGGGATTACGGCCGCGTCGTCGGGGCCGTTCACGTCTGCTGGGACGTAGGGGTGTGCGGGGTCGGCCGGTTGTGCTGCGGACATGGGGCGTCTCCGCTCCTCCGGCAGTGCGGGAAGGGTGCAGGGTCCTCGTTTGCCCGCTCCCTCACGGGTGTGGGCACCCTGGCGCGGGCCGGCTGCCGTTCCGAACCGCGGGTGCCCACTGTGGCACTGATTTTGGCCGGTGGCGAAGACCGGTGGCAGTTTTCACCGGGCCGTGACCGGTTCCGTGACTGTGGTGGCTGGTTCTGTTACGGGCTGCGACGGTACCCGGTGTACAGGCCGGTCGGGGGATGAAGGTGCCCCCGGCACCAGGGGCGGTTGTTGCCGACAACGCCCGGTTTCCGGTGAGGGGGCTAGAGACCTCACGGGCATGCCCGTTCGGTGACGCCAGTCTAGTCACGGTTGCCGTCACGCTGGTAGACGCGTTCCCCACCGGATCCGGGCCGCTCCCGGGGGTGTGGGCGGGGGTTGCGTCGGGACCGAGGGGAGACGCCGGGAGGCTGCGATACGGGGCGGCCCGTTGCTCCGTGGCGTCTCGTGGGGGTTCCTCGGTCCGACGGCCGGCTACCTAGCGTGGGCCGACAGTGGCCAGCCAAGACGGCTTGGATGCACGGGGCAAGGAGCGGGTGCGGGTGTCACCCGAACGGGCGAGGAGAAACCCCGGCAACCCGCCATGTACTGACCATGGTTCAACGACATCGTCCAGTGAGTCGTCGGTCCGGTACCTTCCCTGCGCATGATCGACTGGTAATTTGCTCGCCATGACACATCCAGGCGCCGACGAAGCGCGCGAAAAGTTGCTCGTCAACCTGACGCCCGAACTCCGCAGGGACCTGCGGATCCGGGCGGCCGAGCACGGGCTGAACATGCAGGACGCCGCCGCGTCCGCCATCACCCTATGGCTGGAGTCCCCGCATTCCCCGGAGGTCGAGACTCGCGGTGCCAAGTCGTGGGGGGTGTTCCTTCCCGCCGGCGGCCCGGCCCGGTTCACTGCCGAGTGCGAAGCCCGGCAGCTGACGAAGGTGCAGGGCATGGCGCAGGCCATCGCCCTGTGGCTCGAGGCGCACCCCTCCCCCACGGAGCGCCGGGTGGCTCAGCCGGTGAAGCGGATCCTGGTGGGCAACCAGAAGGGCGGCGTCGGCAAGACGTTCGTTGCCTCCGGTCTGGCGCAGGCCATGGCAGAGATGGGCCTGAACGTCCTCCTGGTCGACTACGACCCGCAGGGCCACCTCACCAGCCGGCTTCAGATTCCGGGTCTGCCGGAGGGGTCGGACAGTCTGCTGAAGCACATGCTCGGTGAGGCGGACCGGCATCTGGCACGGTCGCTGGTGGCGCTGCCGCACGAGCGGTTCGGCGGCCGACTGCACGTGCTGCCCGCATCGAAGGACGCCTTCTTGATGGACGCCAAGCTGGCGTTGCTCCAGGTTGGCCGGGACACCTGTCTGGCGCGTGCGCTGGCGCCGGTCGAGGACGGCTACGACGTCATCATCCTGGATGGCCCGCCAAACCTGGGTCTGGCCATAGACCTCGCCATCAACTACGTGCAGCGCCGTCCGGGCGAGCTCATCGACCACTCCGGGATCCTGGTGCCGGTCTGGTCGGACCGGTCGTCGTTCGACGCGTACGAGATGTTGAACGAGCAGATCGACACGCACTGCCGGATGACGGGCGCGGTGGTGGACCAGCTGGGCTTCGTTGTGAACGCCTACGACCCGCGGAAGGGTGTCGGAACGCGCTCCTTTTACGAGGGGTGGAACGAGCTGACGACGCCGGGGACGCTGGGCACGATTCGGGATCTGGTGGAGGGCCGGGAGGCGTCGGACTATCAGGTGCCGCTGCTGGTGCATGCGCCGGAGTCTGAGCAGGCTCAGGTGATGCGGTCGCTGGCGAAGGAGTTGGCAGCGTGACCCGGAAGGCGCCACCACCGATTCCGGTGATTGGTCAGGGTGGTGGGGATCAGTCGCGTGAGAATCAGCTGCGGGAGTGGGAAGAGAACCAGCGGCGTGCCCGTGAGGCCGCAGCCGCTCCGGTGCTGACCGCTGTCCCTGCTACGGCACCAGCACTGCCCGAACAGGCCGACGGATCGGTGGACGATTCTACGGGGGAGGACGATTCGACCGGGGAGATCGAGGTGGCGTCGGCCGGGGCTGCGGGCTATCTGCCGATGCCGGCGTTCACCCAGCCTGACAGTGACGACCCGGTGGAGCGGCTGGAGTTCTACTCCCGCGGCATCCTCGCTGTGCAGTACGCGGCCCGCGCCAACCACGAGCGAGCGGAGCAGCAGAAGCTGATCGGGCTGGGGCTGCGGTTGCAGGCGATGAAGGATGAGGAGCTCCACAAGACGGCCGGGTTCAACACCTTCGGTGAGCTGACCGACTCCCGGTTTGGGATCAAGAAGCATCAGGCGAACAACATCCTCCGCGTGATGCCGGTCGCGCAGGCCCTCGAGGACATCACCACCCAGGAACTGAAGGAGCGTCCACTGCGGGTGCTGGTGCCGGTCCTGGAGGCGCACGGTCGGGAGGCGGTGCGGGAGACGTGGTTGGAGGCGGCCCGGCACGGCAACGTCACCGATAAGACGCTGATGCAGGCGGCGAACTTCCTCGGCTATGCGCCGCCGAAGGAGCTGCCGGGGCCGACGGTGCAGAAACAGGAGAAGCCGCCCACGGCGGCTCAGGTGAGTGAGTCGTTGCGGGCGGTGGAGAGGATCCGGGAGTTGGCGGAGCGGGATCCGGCGCGTGCTCGTCGTGAGGCGGAGGAGCTGGAGTCCGCGGTGCGTGAGCTGGTGGAGGAGTTGTCGGGGAATTTGGGCTGACGACTCTGCGACGGGCGGCGTCTCGAGGTGGTGACCATGTGGTCACCACCTTGTCGTCATTCTGACCCGAAGGTGGTGACCACATGGTCACCACTCACCGTTGGGCTCGTCGTCCTCGAGGTCGCCGTCGTTGTATGGCTGCCCGTCCGTGTAGGTGGCCTCACGGAAGAGGGCAGTGTGGTCGCGGACAAGTGGGGGCCGCGGGTAGGTGATGCGGGGTTTGGCGGGCCGCGTGGGCGTGGGGGCGGTCATGCGGTGGCTCCGGCGAGGACGGAAGCGGGCGCGGGGTCGGCCAGCTCGAGGGTGGTGGGGTTGATGAGGCCGCGGGCCCACTGGTCGAGCCAGTGCCGTTCGTCGGCTTCGGCGAGGGTGTGCCAGTCGGGGTGTGGGCCATGGGCGGTCTCCGTTCGTGCGGGTGATCGCTGTCACGATGCACCGGAAACCGGCGGACGTTCCCCTGGCTCAGGATGCGTCCCGGCTCGCGGACTGCTTCTTCCTCCAGCCCGAGGGTGTGCCGCCTACCAGCCGACGCCAGTGGTAGCGGAACAGGGGCTCGTCGTGAAAGCCGGAGCGGCGTGCGACCGCCCGGATGGGGAGGTTGGTGGTGGCCAGCAGGTGCTTGGCGCGGTCCATGCGTCTGGCGGTCAGCCATTCCAGAGGCGCGGAGCCTGTGATCTTGCGGAAGTGACGTTGAAAGGTGCTTCGGCTGACGTGGGCGCGGACGGCGAGGTCTTCGATGCTGAACGTCTGCTCGATGTGGGTCTCCGCCCACCGGATGGCTTCGCTGACGTCGCCTATGGAGCGATTGGTGGGCTGGTGTGGTGCGGTCACGTGGTGCTCCGTGGCGGGGGTGTTAGGCGGCGTCGAAGGCTTTGCGGGGCATGGTGCCACCTGCTTTCTCCTGGCGGGCTCGGGCGATGGCGGCTTGGCGGACGGCTTCCGCCTGGTCAACGCGGGCAGTCTCGAGCCGGTCGAGTTCCCACACGCCGTCGCGGTGTTCGGTCTCGTGCTGCCGGCCGGCGCGCAACGCGGCTTCCTGTCGGGCGCGGGCCTGCTCCTCGTAGGGGTCGGTGCGCTGGTGGCTGCCGCGGTGTTGGAGGGCGAGGGCGAGCGTGGCCTGGTAGCCGGGGTGGGCGGTGTCGCGGATCTTCACGGGCCCGGCTGGCGTGGCGGCCGTCTCCGGCTCGAGGGCGCCGTCCGTGGGCTTGTGGTCGGCGCCTGGGGCGAGGACGCGGATGGTGCGGACGGCGGGCTTGCCCAGCTGCCGGTTGAGGTGGGTGACTAGCTGCTGCTGGAAGAGGCGTATCTGGGTGGCGTAGGCGGGGCTGGTGGGGCGGAGTTCGAGGATGCCGCGGTCGGGGTCGTAGGCGACGGCTTGGACGGTTGCGGCCAACTCGGTGGGGGCGATGGTGGCCCATTGGTCGAGGAGGTTGCCGCCGTTGAGTCCGGCGTCCCAGCCTTGTTCGGTCTGGAGGCGTCCGAGGATGGTGCCGAGTCCTTGGGGGTCGCGTCCTTCGCCGCGGGCGGGTCGGGGTCCGCGGCGGGTCTTTCTGGCGGGTGCGGGGTTGGATTTGGCGTTGGCGCGGGCGGCGGCGAGCGCCATGCGGGCCAGGTCTGCACCGGAAGCCTGCTCGGTCACTGGGCCCCCTCAACGACAACTCGGATGCGCTCCCGCGCCACATCCAGTTCCCGTCGCGCTGCCTCCACTCCGGCGAGTCCCTCCAGCCAGTCGTCATCCACGACCCACTCCGGGTGGCGCGCCTCCCACCTTGCTCGCACCTTGGCGTACTGAGTGGCCGTGAAAATGTCCCAACCCTGCTGCGCTATGCGCTTACGCCACTCGATCCGGCTTCTCTCGTACGCCTGTCGAGACACGTCGTATCCAGTAGTGGGGTCGATGTCGGCAAGGGTGATGCCGCGAACAACGTTGAGCGCGATTCGTGCGTCGCTCATGGACGTTCTGTGGTCTGCGTCGTGGACGGGATCAGGATCCGGCCTGTGCCCCCAGTCGTCGGTGGCGGCGAGCCTCTGTATTCGTCCGATGGCAAGACGTCGGAGCTGGTTCCGGTGGACGGTCGATGCAGATGAAGCAGGCTTGGTTGCCTTGGTTGCGCTCGGGACGTAATCGGCCAGGTCGCGCACGACGTTGACGCACCGGACAGATTCTTGGCTTCCCCTGTACGTGTCTTCCTGGGGCACAGGGAACTCCAACTGGATCGACTCGGGTGCGGGATTGGTCCTGGTGTGGGCGCGGAGGACGCGCGGGTACGACTGGTCGAGTTTGCTGCGGGGCATGGTGGGTCTCCTCAGAAGGCGGGGGCGTAGGTGTCGCGGCGGGCGTTGATGCGCTCGAGGGCGAGGGTCTGGTCGACGACCCGGTTCGTGTACAGGCGGCGGGCGTCTCGCTCCCCGAGGACCTGGATCATGTCGAGGATCACGTCGGGGTTCTTGGCGGCCTCGTGACGGAGGTCGAGGACTTCCTGCCGAGTGAGGTCGTCGATGGAGCCGAGCGGCGACAACTCCACCTCGGGCATCTGGGGAGCGAGCCGGTCGCGGATGGCGGCGAATGCCTCGTCCATCGCCCGACGGGCGGCGAGGCTCTGGGGGCCGGCGGGGGCAGCCTCGTAGTCGGCGTGCCGGTCCTTGGCGGCGGTCCGGGACTCTTCCCACATGGTCACGTAGGCGGCGCGCATCGTGGCGGTCATGTCGGCCTTGCCGCGGAGGCGGTCAGCGAGCATTCCGGAGGGGCGTCGGACGCCGTGGGTGGGCATGGGGATGTTCTCGGCGACGGCCTGGACCTCGCGGACAGTCCAGCCGTTGTCGGCGAAGTCCTTGAGGATCCAGGCGATGCGGGGGGTGGAGGCGCCGTGCAGCCACGGAATGACGGTGATGGCTTCTCGGGCGAGCTGGTAGCGGCGGCCGACGCGGTTCAGGGTGCGCGGTCCGCGCTTCGACGACTTGGGGGTGGGGGACTTGCCTTCCCCGCTTGCGAGCTTGCTCTCAGAGGGAGAGTAGGTACTAGCCGCAGAAGAAGCCGCAGAAGTACCCACCCCCATTGGGGTGCAACGGGTACCGGCCGAAACAGGGGTCCGGCGGCGGGGCCGGCGGACCTTCCGGGCGGCCTTCTTGGCGAGCTTCCCGAGGGTCTTCCGGTGCTCCGGTGAGGCGCCGACGGGACGGCGTTGCACCCCTTCGCCGACGGTGCGGATACCGAGGGCCTCGTCAAAGACGACGGGGATGGTCCGCTCGTACACGGACGCCTGGTTGCCTCCGCCGCGGATGCGGGTGCCCTTGCTGCGGTACACGAGGAGTCCGGTCTCGCGGAGCATGCCGAGGTGGTACTGGACGGTCCTCTCGGACACGCGGAGTTTCCGGGCGAGGTAGTCGACGCCGGGTCGGCACTCCTTGAGTGCGGCGATCTCCTGAGCAACGGCGACCGTGGTGGGCCCCCACTTCGGGGAGCCCTTGGCGGTGGGCTTGTAGTGGCCCTTGGTGGCGTGGTCGGTCATCCAGTGGACGGAGGTCATCCAGGAGTGCGGGTCGGGTGCGATACGGCCTGTCGTGGCGTGCAGCCACTGGTGCGGGGGGGCCACGGGGAGTCGGGTTTCGGGGCACTGGGTGTCGACCGTGCGGGGGGATGTTCCTCGCGTTTCGGGCGTGCGGGAAGCGCCAAGCTGACAAGAAGGGGTGCGCTGAGGCACTATGGACCTGCTTCCGGTTGCGCCGGGAGCACAAAAGGGCCCCGGCTTCGGTGGTCTGGTTCGGTCAGAACCTGTAGTTCGCTCCGGGAATCCGGAGCCTTAGCTCGAAGCGCCAACTTCGAGCCGTGGTACGAGGCCGCGCACGGTGCGCCAACACCAGCGGCCAGGCGGTAGAGGATGAGCCCCCGCCAAGGGGCCCAGGAACCTCCCGCCTCAGCTACTCGCTACGTCATCTGCTTCCTCTCAGGTGGATCGCTCTTGGCCGTCCGCCAGGCGACCAGACTGGTAACGCCCTGACTGACGGAGTCGGCACGGTCGGCTGCGGCCAGCAACGCCATTGCGAGGCGGCGGGCGTCCGACGCGTACATGGGGACGAAGTCTTCGCCGGGGAACATCGACTCCGGCGTGGACACGTGGACCATGCCGTCGGCCGTGTCCTGGTCGTCGATGGCCCTTATGACCCACACGTACTGCCGCTTGGTGTACGGGTGGTCCTGCTCGCGCAGGTCCCATTCGTAGCCGGGCATGGAGTGGTCGGCGGGGTTGATGCGGGTGGGCTTGGGGCGCTCCGCACTGTCGGCAACGGCGACCAGCCGGTGGAGTTCGCTACGCAGGTCGGCGAGGGAGAGGTCGTCGGGGCTCATCGCTCCACCTGCCCAGCGTCGCGAGTGGCGTACCACTGGAGTTCGGCCGGGAGATGCCGCCACCATGCGTTCTCCGTGTGGGAAGCCGGGCCGCGGCCGTCGCCTCCGGCGATCCTCCAGCCGGTGCGGCACAGGACGTACTTCATGCCGCAGGAGCACGACGCGTATGCCTGACTGTCCCGACCGGGACGGGTGTAGATGCCGTCGGTGCGTGGCAGGTGGGCGTCGAAGACGTTCGGGTGTTCAGGGCAGAGGTGGAGGGTGAACTCTCCACGGCATTGCTCGCTGTAGGTCAGGGTGCGAGGTCGGCGCCGCTCGAAGGCAAGCTGCCGGGGCGGGACGGCGATGTGGTCGGTGGACTTCAGCTTCCGCCAGCCGTCGGGTACCTGCCGGAGATCCTCGACGAGTTCAGACGCCAAGCAGTGAGGCGCGTCGCAGAGCAGGCGGTATACCGCCTGGGCGGTCATGCGACTGTGCGGGTAGAAGGGACAGGGCCCGGCTGCATCGGCGGTGTGATCTTCACGCCGGATACGCAGAAACTTCGGGGTGACCTGTCTTCGGGGGAACGACCCCGGGTACTCTTTGCCACGTCGGCACCTTCATTCGTCTCAGCAACGGTGAGTGCCGTCAGCCCTCGCGTCCCGGCTTCGCAAACCGGGACTGCCACCAAGGTGGCAGCGGGGGCTTCCGACTTTTCAGTTTGGTGACGCCTGCCATCCAGCCTCGCAACTGACTGAACGTCTGACGTGTACCACATGCTACCGGTTGAACCTGCCACCTGTCCCAGTCCCTTCCCCTGTGTCTCTAGTCCGACAAGTCACACCGGATGTGACCCGCCGTCAGTGCCCGTGCCCCGCCTCGCCGTCCGCCGGATGCGACGGTGCCTCCGGAACCACCAGCCGCCGCGACCGCGACACCAGACCACCCATCGCATGAAACCCCGCCGCCGCGAACACGCCCGCCAGGCGGTCCAGCTGGTCCCGGAACATGCGCGGCGCAGCCGACACCCGCCCGGCGTGGAACCCGACTGCGAGAGCCCGGTCCCACACCGCCTGCACCAGCGCCGGATCCGCGTCCGGCCACATGTCCCGCGCCAGCTTCTCCGGACGGCCCGCCGTCTCCAACTGCCCGTTGGCGATCAGCCCCGCCAGGAACTCGCCCGACGACATCGCCCGGCCGGCGTTCACCGCGTCCGTGCGCATCGTCTCGAACGCCGCGTCGTCGTCGGAGGCGGACGGGACAGGGGCAGGGGTGGTCTCGGTCATGCTGCGGCCTCCAACGGCTCAGAACGGTGCAGGGGAACAACAGGGGCAGACGGCTGGGGCACCTCGAACATCGACAGCTGCCCAGGGCCTACAGGGACCGGCGGCCCGAGAGTGACGCGCCGGCGGGCAGCACCAGGACGACGAGGGCGACCCCGGACACGTCCCCGAAGGACGGCGGGCGCCTCCACAGGCGGCACCGCCCCGGCCGCCGTGCCGCCCGAGCCACCAGACGCGGCCCGGGACGGGGCAGGCGGAGGCGGCACCGCAGGCACGCTGCCGTCATCCCCCACCACCACGTCCGCGTCCAGCAGCCCCTGAGCGACAGCGGCCGCCAGCAGCTCCCGACGCGACACCGCCTGCGGCAGCGCCAGCATCGTCACCAGACGACGACGCTGCCAATTCGCCGTCCGCACATCCACCCCAGCCGCCGACGCCACCGCCCCCGGATCCCAGTGACCGGCCAGCGCCAACAGCACCGCCTCCCGCTGCCCCGTCAACACCAGCCGCCGCGGCGCCGGCACCGCCACCTCATGCCGGTGCTTGATGAACGCCCGATGCCGCTCCAGCCCCGTCCGGGCACCCCACACACCCGCCGGCTCCGCCAGACGAGCCTGCCCGTCCTCCACCACCACCGAGTTGGCGTAGGCGTCGCACTGCACCATCACCGGGCAGTTCAGACACACCTCGACTGCGGCAGCCTGCCGGGCCTCACGCACCCGCTGCGGCTCCGACCCGTCCCGGTCGTCCCCGTGCCACGCGTCCAGCGACAACGAGACGTCGCCCGCCGCACGGCCCCGTACGTCCTGGTCCTCCGCGCACCCGCGGTACCTGTAGTGCGGGTGGTCCTCCCACGCCTGCCTCAACACCCTCGAACTCGTCACAGCGTTCCTCCCTCCGAGGACGGATCTATTCGCGACGGAGCCGACGCCCACGCCTCATCCACCACCAACCCAGCCGCCGACAACACCGACGCCTCCGCGATCTCCCGATCCAGCCGACGGCGGAACCCCTCCAACTGCACCCGCAGCGCCTCGCTGTCCCGGTGCGCGCAGCCGGCCATCAACTCCGCCGACACCGCCCGACACCGCAACCTGGCCTCCCGACGCCGCACCACCACAACGGCGGCGGCCGCCGCGGTGAGCACCACGACGGCCGCCACGCACACACAAGCCCGAGCACCCAAAGCGCTCACCTCCAACAACAGGGGAAGGGACGGACAGATCAGGACCAGGCCGCTGGCCGCGCTAAGGCCGCGTTCTCCGCAGCCTCCGCAGCGTCCAGAACCGCGTTGTCGTGCGCGGCCTGCACCTCAGTGGGTAGCGACCGCCACTCGGCCATCTCCGCCTCCCACCGACGGCGATACGACGACGGACGGCGCCGCTCACGCCACACCACCCACCACGTCCCTACCGCCGACACGAACAGCAGACCCAGCAGCCACCACACGGAAACAGGCATGAGGAACCTCCAACCGGCAGCCGCCGGAACGGGATGGGTGATGCGATGCCCCAAGACGGGGACTTCAGGGAGGTCACGCCTCCAAGAGCCCGCACGACGGCGGCCCCACGAACTACTTGCGGCTACCCGTGAGCCGGTAGCGACGATCAGCAGCAGCGTTGGCTGCACGACAGACGTCGCAGCGCTCGCCAGCCTTCAGATGCCGGCGATACATGCGCGGCTCCCCACACTTCGGCTCAGGCCGCGGAACCCGGCTACGCGTCTTCGGGTGCTTCCCCGGCTTCCAGCCGTTCTCCTTCCACCCCAACACGGTGGACGAGTCCGCGCCGACCCGCCGGCCGATCTCCTTCACGACCACATTCCGACCGTCCAGGATCCGCGCAGCGTAAATCTTCTCCGCGGTCGTGAGCCGGACCCTCTCACCATTCAGGGCGTACTCAATGGCGATGAAGTCCAGGTCCTGGTCCGGGTCGAAGGTGTCGGTGGTCGACGCGTACAGCCGCTCGCGCGGTGCGACACCGACCCGGACCCCGTTCATGCGGCGCTCCTCTCCGTGTCGCCGCCCTGCGCGGCCTTCCCCTTACCCACCTCGGCGATCTGCGCTAGGTACTCCTCGACTGCACCGTCCGCCCGCGCCGCCTGCCAGATACGGCGCACTGTGGCCGCATCCGACGCCTCGTGCGCCTCGTGCAGGTAGTCCCGGTCCTGAGCCGCCGTCGGCTCCGCGACAGCCTCCGAGACCACGCTCGCAGCCTGCGGCTCCGGCTGCACCGGCGGATCCTCCGGCTCCGGCGCGGGCGGCTCCACCGGCTTCCACTCCTGCGGCGGATGCGCAGCCGAGAAGTGCACCACCGGATCCGACGACCCGTTGTTGTACAGCGACAGACCGAACTGGTCCCCGAGGTTCACCGCGCACCGCTTCAGCGCCTGCGACACCGCCGTCTTCATCGCCAGGTCGTGCGCGTCACCGATGGACGGCTGGTTGATGGCGTCACCCGCAGCCGCGTCCTCGAAGTGCGTGATCTTCCGACCGTCGGGGGTGTACAGCGTCAGACGAACCTGCGCTCGGTACACGATGGTCCACTTCGACCGCTCACCGTTCTTTGTCTCCCGCTCGGAGACCAGGTCCAGACTGACGGTGTCGATGGAGAACCCGCCGAACCCGAAGACACGGATGAGCTGGCGGCGGACGTCCCACGCTTCGAGGTGGGCCATGCCGCGGAGCATGCGGACCCGGTTGGCGTGGATACCGCCGTGGAGCATCCGCAGCTGGTACGGGGAGAAGAGTGCAGCCTGGTTTTGGGTGTGCGAGGTGGGGCCCTCCGCCATCGTCCCGGCGGGGGCCTCAACGGCTTGCGCCATGAGGTCTCTCCTATGAGGTTGTGCAGTGATGAGATCCGGCGGGTATCCGGCCCGGTTGTCGGCGTCCAGGCCGGCCCCGCCCAAATGCTACTCGGCCGGCTGACCCAGCTCAAGCGTCAGAATCTGCCGGACGATCGTCCCCGGATACACGCGGATACCAAGCTCATCCGACAGACGCGGCGCCATCTCGTGCAGCGCATCACGCAAGGAATTGTCGATACGCAGCGACAACTTGCCCCAGTCATCAGACGCCCACGTACCCTTCGGCGCCTTCGACGGACGCGGCAACTCCCACGAACCGTCCACCAACGCCCGCACACGCCCGTCCACCAGCGCATCCAGATCCACGCCCCGGTCCCGGGCCGCAGCAAAGTGGTCACGCAACTGGACCGGCATCTGAAGAACCATCGCCGAACCGGTCCCCCGGTCCACGCCCAGCTCCTCACAGACCCAGGCGACGATGATGCCGCCCTCACTGATCCGGTAGCCGGCCTCCTCCGTCAGACGGCCAAGCTCCGCCTGGACCCGGCGCCGCAGGCTGGCGTCCACGTCAACCTGCCACACGGCCTTCTTACCGCGCGTGCGACGACGGCCGACCTTCTCCGGCAGCCACTCACCGGCCAGCACCTTCTCGTACGCCTGCTCTGCCAGAGCACGCTTCGACCATCCGAACTCGGACAGCGCGTCTTCAATGGCGCTCTTCAGTTCCGAATCCATCGTGACGGACAGCGGCGTGGCAACGCCCTGTCCGGAGGTGTCCCTCAGATGCTTCCAGCCGTCCGGGGCGAGTACGGACTCCACCGCCGACGCGTAGTCGTGGTGGCCGTCCTTCTTCAGCTGGCCGGCGGCGGCGTTGAGGAGGTCACGGGTCGAACCAGACACGAGGTGGTGTCCTCTCGAAGGGCGCCGCCCGTCTCGACGGTTGGGCGGGCGCGTGGTGGGGGCGTTTGCCACCACAGTGTCCTCCATTCTGCATAGGGGTGCCATGCCCATTCGGGATGACTGCCGGGGCGGCGCCCCAACAATCCCTACTGTATCCGCCTTAGACGTTGCCTGGCAATGCCTTTCCAGGTATGTTGAGTGCACCGCACCAACCAAGGGGGAGCCCACCGTGAACGCACGCAGCCGCCAGGCCCGCCAGACCCTCCGCAACCGGACCCGCAGCCAGCGCGCCGCCACCCGCATTAACCGCCGCGGCGTTGGCTCCCTCACCACCCACTGCCTCGCCGCCGGCCTCACCCCCAGCCAAGCCCGCACCGTCGCCAGCAGCCTCCGCAAGAACGCCACCAAGGCTGGCGTGCAGGGCGTCACCGGCACCGCCTACCGCAAGGGCCAGGCCCGCACCTGCACCCGCTACACACCGGCCCAGGTCGCAGCCATTGCCGTCATCTACCGGCCCCGCCGCGCCGAGTACAAGGCCTGCGCCGCCAAGCTCGCCCTCGCCGCCTAGGAACGACGAAGGCCACCAACAGAGGTTGGTGGCCTGGGTGATGACTCGAATCGCGCCCCCGAATCTTAACTCCGGAACTCGTCACCGCGCTACCCCTGTCTCTGAACTGGGAGAACACGAAACCATGCAGCAGTTCACCGTCAGATGCGGATGCAGCAGATCCATGAACCCGTACGGACGCGCCGGCCGCAACGCCTTCCGCTGTGGATGCGGCGCCCGCGTCCAGGTCATCGCGGTATCCGTCACCACTCGAATCTGTGCCTTCGACGACTGCCGCATGCTTGCCACCACAAAGGAGCCACTGCGCTTCTGCGCCGACCACGAGGAAGAAGCGGCGACTCTGCTGGCCCATACCGCCGGAGCAGCCAAGGTCCGCGAACTGGAGGAAGACCTGACCAAGTCCGTCTCGACCTGGACCCGCAAGTACGGGGACAGACTCCAACCGGATCCGCAGTACGGACGACATGCCCCACTCGTCTACTTCGCCCGCCGGGAAAAGCTCATCAAGATCGGCAAGACGACGAACCTTCGCCTGAGGATGACCGCCCTGCATGCAGAAGCTCTGGCAACTGAGCCTGGCGGTATCGACCGTGAACGCCATTTGCAGCGCCGGTTCAAGCATGCCCGCGCATCAGCACGGAGCCGCGAGTGGTTCCATCCGACGCCTGACCTGATCGCTTACATCAACGAGTTGCGTGCCACGTCGAGCATCCCTTCGCTTGGCAGCGCAGCGCCGCCCATAGGCCAGTGTGTGGAGCTGAACTCCTACCTCGCGGAGACCGTGGTGCACCAGACTGTCCGAACGCTCACACAAGACGGAGCACTCCTCGGCGGTCGTATCGTGCGATCCAACCGACGTTCCCTCGTGCACGCAGCCGTCACTGGGACCTGGTCCAGCCGAAGGGCTGCTGTAGCCGCTTGCATCCAGGACAAGGCGCTTGAATCAGGGGCAGGCGGGCTCTCCCCTATGTTCACGGTGCCCAGCCTTGACCGCTGCCGTCGCTCGCCCTGCCGCGCCCGCTGGGGATCACTCCAAGACTGAGTAAGGAAACTGAAGTCATGGCCCGTGACCGGCAGGAGACGCTGCTCATCGACCCCGGCGACCGTACCCGCATCTGGTGCCGCGAATGCCACCGAGAGTTGACGGACGAGGTCTCGCGCAGCCGGCGCCTCGGCCCGGAATGCGATCCCGAACCGCGTCACGGCTACGACCGGCACGACGTGGATCAGGAGCCGATACCCGGCCTGTAGGCCAACGTCCGAACGCTGACACGCCGCCGTTGTGCAGGGGGAACGGTTGTCCGTCCAGCCCGTAGCGTGATTCGTGCAGCCTCGGAGAAGGTCCGCAGGCCCGCCCCGAACCCAAGATCGGCAACCTGTACAAAACCTCGGCCACCCCACCCACCAGGAGAAGCAGCGCGCGATCTCCGCCCCGCACCGCGCCACATACCCAAGCCGCCACCAAGTGGGTGGAGGGTCCCGAGGTTTTGTATAGATCTTGATCTGAGGCGTGGTACGGGCACACTAAGGGGCATGGAACCCCGCGCACTCCTCGACACCTGGCTCACCGGCGGCACCCTCCGCCCCTCCACCGCCATCGAGTACCGCCGCGAGGTCACCTCCTGGCTCGACTGGTGCCACGACTGTCGCGTCAACCCCTACGACTTCGGCCTCGAGAACGTGGCCCGCTGGGCACAGGACCGGCACCTCGCCTGGGCCCTCGACGGCCGGCCCCTCGACGGACCCGACACCCTCGCCTGGCTCGCCCACCACCACCCCGACGTCGCGAAATCCCACGACCGACGCATCACCGCACTCACCGGCTACTACACCGCCGCCCGCGACACCGGCGTCATCCGCCAGCTCCCCGAACTCAACCTGCTGCGCTCCGGAGTCGACCGCGACGCCGAACCACCCCGACGCCTCACCCCCATGGAACGCGTCACCTTCTTCACCTGCCTCGGAGGCTGGGGCCCCGACCAAGCCCGCCACTACCTCCGCGACCGCCTGATCGGCTACCTCCTCCTGGAAGGCCTGCGCCCCGGCGAAATCGTCCGCCTCGACATGCGACACCTGTACGAGAACACCGCCGAAGGCACCTGGACCGTCCGCACCCCCGACGACTTCGAGAACGTCGGCACAAAGCACACCCTCGAACCCCTCACCGCAGCCGCCCTCCACCACTACCTGCCCAAACGACCCCGCCCCGCCGACGGCGTCCACGCGCTGATCCTCGGGCAAGGCGGCCGGCCCATTGCCTCCCGCTACCCCAACATGCTCATCCAGCAGATCTGCGCCACCAACCCCCTCCTCGCCCAACGCACCCCACCCGTCACCGCAGACGTCATCGCCCACACCGGATTCTGGGACACGCCCGCAGGCTGAGTAGGATCACAGCCCACACACCGGGGAGGGGCGCCACGATGACGCTGGTCGAGGGCGAGTACGAGTTCACGTGCGACGAATGCGACGGTGAAGGCTCCGTGCAAGTCATCCAGCCGCCCGACGACGAGGACGGCGAGCCCACTCTCGGCTGGGGCCGCTGCGACGACTGCTTCGGAGACGGCCGGCTCCTGGTGGACGAGAAGGAAACCGCCGAGAAGATCCGGTGGGGGCAGGAGCCGACCCGCAGGCCTACCGCTACGTGAGGTCCGCGCTGGAGCTGTCGTCCCAGCCATCCTTACGGACCGGTTCCGGATCTGCATACCGGCGCGCGAAGGGATCGCGGTACCGAATCGTCAGCCCAAGAATGGCGGTGGGCGGCCGCTGACGATATGCCGCCATGACCGTTCCAGGTACGCCTACGGCAACACCTTCTCGGGTGTTGCATGAGACGCACAGCCAGCCGCGTACCAATCCGGTTTCGTGGTCGTGATCGCAGACCATGGTCCGGTCTGTCTCCCCGCAGATGGCACATCGGCCGGCCTGCCAGGTCCGGAGCGTCCCCTCGTCGTCACACTGGGCGGCGGCTACCTCCTCCAAGAGATCAAGAACGCTGGCACTGTAGCCGGTAGTGTCGATGCCTTCCCAGAATCTCCGAGTGACGTCGTCTTCTCCCGGCCGATCTGCTGGCCATGCCCAACAGGCTGGCGTCTTCATATTCCTCCCCTGTTGACGAACCGGTCTACCAAGTGGTCGTAGACGGCGGCTGCGGCCGCAGCGTGCTTGGCCTTGCGGGCGGCGTCGTCGCGGCGTCGGATGTACCGCAGCGTCGTCTCGATAGCGGCGTGGTCGGCGTACTCCTGAATCTCCTCTACTGGATGGCCGGCGTCGTGCATGTGGGTGAGCTTGGAGGCACGCAGGACGTGCGGTGTGAGGTCCCGGCCGGGGAGAACTCCGGCTTCCTCGCCAAGGCGGTTGAGGAGGCGGTCGACGGCGTGACGGTCCATGGGACGGTCATCGTCGGTCAGGAGCAGCGTCCCGCTATCGCGGCCAGCGGTGGCCACGTCGATGAGGTCGCACAGCCGGTTTGGGAGCGGCCAGACGCGGCCCTTCCCGCCTTTGCGGGACAGGTCCAGTCGGCGCTTCCCGCCCGTCTTCTTAAGGTGCTCTAGCTGGGCGGTGCAGCACTCGGTGACGCGGCCGGCGAGGGTGTAGATGAGGACGGGCACGAGGGCCTGGCGCGGGGTTTGGGCGGCGTTGACGACGGCCTGGAACTCTGGGACTTCGAGGATGGGGGTGGCGGTGGTCTCGTCGCGGGGATCGACGCGTGGCCGGTCGTATTTGGTGACCGGTGAGGCGATGGTCTCCTTCGTCTTCCATGCCGCGTACTGGGTGAGGGCGGTGAGGACGGACAGGCGTCGGTTGATAGTGCGGGGCGCCTTGCCCTGGGCCTTCTGTGTCTTGGTCCAGGTCTCGATGATGCCGGGCGTGATGGCGCCGACGTGGAAGCGTTCGTGGCCGCCCAACTCCCGGGCGACGTCGGCCCAGAGACAGACGTCGTCGGCGTAGGCCTGCTTGGACGTGACCGCGGGGACGGCTTCGGAGCCAAGCCAGGAGGTGATGAGGAGGAAGGTGTCGCGGTCGCAGACTTCGGCAAGGAGTTCGAGGCGGTAGCGGCGTGGGCCGAGGCGGCGGGTGCGTGGGTCGCGGCGTGCGACGGTGCCGAGGGTGTCGCGCAGCCAGTACAGGGCCTCTTCCGCGCTGCCAGGTGTGGCGAGTTCGGCGCGGGGCCGGGCGGTGACGGTGTGTTGGGTCATCGTGCCGTCAACTCCGTGAACCAGCGGCGCAGCGCTTCTTGTTCGTCGGGGGTGGCGTGCTTGAGTGCATAGCCCATGACGACTGCGTACATCGAACCTTCGATGCGGCCAGTGCGTTCCCAGTCCTTGGCGAGCCACTGTGCCGCTTCTGCTGTAGCTGCATCGTGCTGCATTCCGTCGTGCAGCGCGGCGGCTACGAGTAGGCGTCCGGTTGCCTCGTCATCTTCAGCCGTCATGATCTGAGTCTACCGTCGATCATCCATAACACACGTTATGCGCGTCGTCTGGCGCGATCCTCCCGCACCCGACGCATCACGGTCACATGGCTGACGCCATAAGACTTCGCGATCCGGTTCGCCGACTCCCCCGCCCGGTACCGTCGCACGATCTCCGCATCCGGGAGATCCATCCGACGATGCCCCACAGGGATGCGCACGCCGGCCGCCGACAGGCGCCGGGAGATCAGGTTCGGCTTCACCCCGAGCTCGGCAGCAATGTCCTGGATCTGCATCCGCTCGTCCACGTACCGGCGCACCAGGTCGGCATCGGACACGGGCAGTTCGATCTCGCGGCCCTTCCGGACCTGGACTTGGCAGCGCCTCAGGATGGTGAGGATGGTGGTGCTGCTGCACCCGTACTCCCGACCGAGGTCGACGGCGGTAGCGCCTTCCTGGTAGCGGGTGACGATTGGATCCGTCGGAAGGCTGCGTACCAGGTACTCGGCTGGCGGCAGCGGGGTGCGGCCACTGGTGGCACCACGGGAGAGACGGGAGACCTGCGCCTTGCTCAGTCCAGAGGCCCTGGCGACCTCAACCTGTTTGACGCCGGCCTGCGCTGCCTGGGCAACGGCTTCGCGGAGGGCCTGGCGGGCGGCACGCTTCAGCGGCGGCAGATCGGCGGCGAGGTACTTCTTCGCGGCCGCGCGTACTTCCTTGAGCGCCTGCTCCTGGCCTGCGGTACTCGACTTCGGGGGCATGTCCATACCGTGCCACGGTCTAGCCGGGACGTTCCCCCCGCTCACGCCAGCCCGAGATCAGGAACATTAACTGGAGCCAGAGGATCTATTGCCTCACCTCACTGCGAGGTCGGCCGCACTAGGGCCTCTTCGGCTTGCACGTACTGCACGGGGCCAGCCCCGTTTGCAGGGCTTCGTAGAGGGTGATGGTCTCGGGACCGTTCGTCAGCTTGCAGCGGTCGTCCGTACCGGTGTGATAGAGGTGCCGCGCCCCTTCGAACCGCTGGGCCTATGCCGCCACTGCGACGCAACCACCATCGTGTCCAGCTGCTCCAAGTGCCGTTGCACCTGCTCCAGTTCCGCCCGAAGTTCCTGCTGGCGTGCGAGGAGCCGTTCACGAGTGGCGGTGGTGGATTCCATGGGGGGTTCGTCCTCTCGCGGTGGGGACGCCGGCGGCGCGTTCCGCATGAACGTACACCGTGGGCCGTGTACGCCGAACCGGTTCGCGTCGATCACCCCGTGATGCACTGCATGTGAGCTTATCAAGCATCACAAAAATGATCTTGACAGTGAATCTGTCGCCAAACGAAGGATCGGACCCCCGAATCGCATAGGAGTCCGATTCTTCGTCAGGAGCCGTTTGGCAGACGGGCCGCCTTCGTGGCGCAGGGGGATGAACAGTACCGGGCGCGGCCCGCAGGGCTCTTATTCTCGGGCGTTTCCCTGTCGCACTCGGGGTTGCCGCACCGCGTCTCCAGTTCGGGCGTCAGCGCTTCCTGCATCGTTCCCCCATCTTCCGTCATAGGAGTAGTTGAGCTACTCTAAGCGTAGCAGTAGTCAAGCTACTCCGCCCCGCCTACGCTGAACCCATGGACCTGACCGGCTACCTGACCTCCGACCAAGCAGCAGAACGACTCGGCATCAACCGCCAGAGCCTCTACAACCTGGCCAACCGATCAGCGGACTTTCCGAAGCCCAAGAAGATCGGACGCACTTCCCTCTGGCCCGAGGAGGGAGTGGACGCGTGGCGGGCACAGCACCCGAAACGACAGGCAACGAAGCGAGAGAAGTGAGGACACCATGACCGTAAGGAAGCCGTCGAAGCCGTGGCGGGTGACCGTCACCGGCCCGGACGTGGAGGCAACATCTCCGTTCACCAGCGAGGCCAAGGCCTACGCCTTCATCCGCGCCAGCCTCGGCGCCGACAGCCCGGCCACCGCTGCGAAGGTGGAGCAGTGGGAGGACGGCGTCTGGCGTTGGTTCGAGACCGTGACCGCCGACGAGATCTGCGCGGCCCAGGCCGCCACCGAGAAGTGAGGACACCGACCATGCGCACCCCGAAGCCGACGAAGACACAGCGAAACGCGCTCGTCCTCCTCGCCGACGGTACCGCCTACCGCAGCACCCGCGCCTTCGCCGACACCAACGTCTACGCCCCGGGCGGCCGGATCACCGCCGCTACCAGCACGGTCCTGGTTCGCAACGGGTGGGCGACGTGGGGTCCCGAGGTAGGCCTGCGTAAGCCATTCCTGCTGACCGACGCCGGACGTGCCCACCTGCCCGCCACCGAGAAGTGAGGACGCCGACCATGCCCGATCTGAGGGTGATCGCTGATCGACTCCAGCGTGTGCTGTCACGTGCACAGGAAGACCGCAGTGAACGCGAGGATCTCGTCGACGGCCCCGATGGCGTCGAGTGCGGCTGGGCCGCGCACGAGCGGTCCGAAATGTGGAAAGCCGTGAATGCCCTACGCGCCGACCAGGGGCGCCCTGCGGTCTCTCTGGACGACGTTGTGCAGGTCGAGCGGCAGGCGTCTGGCCACTCCGACTACAGCCGCAAGTTCGCGTTCTACTGCGCCGAACTCGCACAGCGCTGACCCACGCATGATGGTGCCCGCCTGAGGAAAGCAGGCGGGCACCATCATGCCCGCACCCTACCCAGGCAACGCTGACCGGTGGAAGTTCTGCCAGGAGCGGGAGGCGGTCGGCCCGCGCTGCCCCTGATACCGGGACCCGCGCACCGCGCTCCCGTACGGATGCTCCGACGGGGAGCTGAGCTGGAACACGCAGATCTGTCCGATCTTCATCCCCGGCCACAGCTTGATCGGCAAGGTCGCCAGATTGCTGAGCTCCAGGGTGACGTGCCCCTCGAACCCGGGGTCGATGAACCCCGCCGTGGAATGCGTGATCAGCCCCAGCCTGCCCAGCGACGACTTCCCCTCCAAGCGGGCCGCCAACGTGTCCGGCAGCGACACCCGCTCCAACGTCGACCCCAACACGAACTCCCCCGGGTGCAACACGAACGCCTCACCCGGCAGCACCTCCACCAGCCGCGTCAGATCGTCCTGCTGCACCGAGGGGTCGATGCAGTCATGCCGGTGACTCTCGAACACCCGGAACGCGGCGTCCAGGCGGACGTCGATCGACGCGGGCTGAAGCATCGACTCGTCGAACGGGTCGATACCGAGCCGGCCGTCGGCTATCGCTTCACGGAGGTGCAGGTCGGAAAGGAGCACACCAGGAGGCTACGGCCGTCCCGCCGACGCCTTCCCCACGCTGGCCCGCCGGCCCTCCAGGGCCCGCGTGCACACCACGCACAGAGGGTTCCCGCCCAGCCCATACCGGTGCGTCGGATGCTGACAGCCACGACACGGCCCCACCTGCGACGGCGCGCACTCAGGGGCTGGAGGGACCGGTCTGTCGGAGATCGTGCTCATGCCCGCCACCCTACGACCGGGCAGAGGGAACACCGGGGCGTGACGGCGGGAGACTGGTCACACCGCCCCTCCCCCGCGATCGGAGCCCTTCCCCATGCCCGAACCCCTCCAGCCCGTCTTCCGCAGCAACGTCACCGTGCAGCTGGTCAAGCAGACCGCGTCCGACGCCGACGTTCTCTTCGCCGCCCGCGTCTCCACCCTCGGCGAGCAGTCCATCGACGAGATCGGCAAGGACCCCGAGCGGTCGAAGGGGCTCATCAACTACCTGGTGCGGGAGCGCCACGGCTCGCCCTTCGAGCACACGTCGATGACGTTCCTGATCAGCGCCCCGATCTTCGTGTTCCGGGAGTTCATGCGGCACCGCGTCGGCTGGTCCTACAACGAGGAGTCCGGTCGCTACCGAGAGCTGGAGCCGGTCTTCTACGTCCCCAACATGTACCGGAACCTGGTGCAGAAAGGCCGTCCGGGACGGTACAAAATCGTCGAGGGCACCAAGCATCAGCTCTGGGTCACTCAGAAGACACTGCAGGACTCCTACCGTCTCGCCTACGAGGCCTACCAACAGATGCTGGCGGAGGGCGTCGCCCGCGAGGTGGCCCGCGCGGTGCTCCCCGTCGGCCTGTACTCGTCGATGTACGCCACCTGCAACGCGCGGTCGCTGATGCACTTCCTGGGGTTGCGCACCACCCACCCCGACGCCGCAGTGGCGTCGTACCCCCAACGCGAGATTGAGATGGTCGGCGAGGCCATGGAAGCCGAGTGGGCAAAGCTGATGCCCCTCACCCACGCCGCGTTCAACGCCAACGGCCGCATCGCCCCCTGACCCGGTTCGCACACCAGTTCAGACAGAAGGCGGCCCCGACGGATCCTGAACAGCATCATGCAGAGCCCGCCGGTGCTGAGCCCGGACGACCATTCGGGTCCGCTGCACCACCAGACCGGCCACGACCAGCAGCAGCAACGTTCGGGTCGACCGCAGCACCACGGCCGGCGCCCCGTGATCCCACACGGTGATCGCAACCGTGTACGCGCCCAGCGCGCCGATCGTCAGCGTGAACAACATGATGTGCCGGCCCACCGCAGTCGACCGCCACGGCGCGCACCGGCTGTACACGATCCCGAACGCGAAACTGCACAGGGCGACCAGGCTCGAGGCTGCAAGGTTTGCGAACTGCGCGCAGTCCATCAGCGGTGCCCTCCCTCAAAGGCGTCGCGGAAGATTTCCGCGAAGTGATTGCGTTCCCGCTCGCTCGCCAAACGCTCGGCGACGCGGGCGACAGCGGGACGGTGCGCTTCCACCGCCCGGCGGGCCTTCCGGGCACGGGACAGCGCCGATTCGGCTTCCCTCTGCCCGCGTGTCTTTCCGGCCTCGTCCGGGCGCTGCGGGGCGGGCTCAGGACGGCGGCGCAGCAACCGACGGATCCATCGCATCCCCGGGCACCTCCCCTCGTATGGCACGCAGAACGTGGTCGGCGACCCTCGACAGCTCGAGGAGTTCACCGACCTGGCTCTGCGCTTCGATGCGTGCGGCTTCGCTCTCACGGTGGGCCTCACGCCACATGTCCCGCTCTTTCGCCAGCTCGGCGACGCGGGCGTCACGGTCCTTCCGTACGTCTTCGAGGACCGCTCGGGCGACGAGGCTCCCGCGGAGGATGAGCAGCACGATGAGGGTGACGATTGCCCCGGCCCCGCCTGGCAGTAGGACGCTGACGGCCGACAGGTCATTCACCTCGCTGCTCCTTATGTGTGGGGGGTGGGGTACGCGGGTGCCGCTGCCAGTCGGCCCCTGCGTACCGTGTGGGCATGGTCAGACGGCGGTCGGGTCGTGCTGCTTGGCGAGGGGGCTTGACGTCTCCAGGCTCACGGCGGGGACGGGGGCGGTGACCTCCTTGCGGAGGAAGATGGCGACGGCGCCCTCCACGAAGAGCATCCATAGGGCCTGCTGTTCTGCGCTCATGTCGAGGCCGAAGCCGAGGAACAGGGCGAGTCCAGCTTGGGCGAGGTTGACGATGGCCGCTGCGGCGGCGCCGGTCTTGAGGACGATCGCGGTGGCGAGGGCGACGATGCAGGACAGGACGGCCATGATGGCGGTCTGCTGGTCGTCGGAGACGTCCAGGCCGTAGGCCGACGCCAGCTTCAGAGCGATGGCGGCGAAGGCCAGCAGGTAGACGGGCTCACGCCCGAGGATCTTCACGATCAGGACTCCTTCTTGAGGGCTGCGACGTCGGCGCGGAGCGCGGCGACGTCCTTTCGGAGCGCGGAGACGTCGCCGGGCAGGCCGACGACCGTGTTGTAGATCGACTGGACGTAGCTGGACAGCGTCCACTTGGTGTTCTTGGCCTTGTCCGGGGCGGACTTCGGTGCGGGGATGTTGTCCCGGTGGATTACGGCGTCGCCGATGTCGGCCTTGCTGTACCCCGCCATGGGGTCCTCCTCCTGTGCGGGTGGCTTGGTGCTAGAGGAGCCGGCGCTCCACGAAGCGGGATGGGTGAGGCGTTCGCCGACGTCGGCGCGGAAACGGTCCATGGAGAAGTCACCGCGGCCTTCGACCGGCCCGGCCGGGTCGATCTTTCCGGGCTGCCACTCCTTGTGGCCGATGACGGACGCGGCACCCCAGCCGTGGGCGCGGCAGATCGCTGCCGCCCACCGGACCGCGGCGTCATACTGCACGGCCGGATAGGTGTCCTTGCCGTTGCCGAGGTTGACGATCTCGATTCCGTAGAAGCGGGCGTTGCCGTCGGTGTTCGCCTCGTTGTCGGCGGGCAGCGCGCGCTCGTCGATGACGGCCTGGAGGACGTCACCGTCGCCGGATCCGGCGTGGTTGGCGCGGCCGTGGCCGACCATGTACAGCTTCCCGGACTTCCCGCCGACGGTGTGGCACAGCGGGCCCGGCAGGTCGGCGTGGCCGTCGTAGCAGAGGGCGACGGAGGAGTCCTCTCCGGAGGAGACGGTGTGGTGGATGACGACGCCGTGGACCGGGCCCCATGCGCCCTTGTGGTTGCGGTTGTGGGTGCGCCAGTCGCGGTACTCGACGACCTGGCAGCCTTCCGCTTTGAGGGCGGCGAGGAGAGCGCTCGCGGACAGGGGTGTGGCCATCAGGACTCCTTGGGGGCGGGGCTGACGCGCGGTACCTGAAGCCGGTTCCAGGCGGTCTCGTCGGGGATACCGCTGGTGTCGCCGCCGCCCTTGGGTCGCAGGGACTCCTGGTAGGACTTCCAGGCGTCGCGGTGGGCGGTCGTCCAGTCCGGGCCGAGGGTCTTGCCTGCGGGGGCGTGGCCTTCGCGGGTGAGGCGCGCGCCGGCCGCGGCGTTGATGGGGCTGTAACGGCCGCCGTGGAAGAACTCCCGGCCGGGGTAGGGCTCGTACTGGCCGCTGGTGTCCGCGGCGGGCTCTACCGGTGCGGGGGCTGGGGCCGGGGTGGCGTCGGACGGGCTGTCGGTCTTCTTACGGGCAGCCGTCTCGTCGTGCTGCTTCGGGTCGGGCATTGCCCGTACTCCTGAACTCCCCGCGCCCAGGTGGAAGGGTATGGCGGGCCACTGTGGTGTGGCCGTCCCTCGGAGGGTGGTGCAGGCGGGCGGAGGGTCGCCCTCTTTGATCAGGGTAGGGGCGGCCGGGTGAGTCGTTCCCCCGGCCGCCCCGGACGGTCTATTCCTCGATCGGCTGCGGGTCGAGCTTGTCGGCGGTGAGGATTCGGCAGTCCTTGCCGCAGCAGCCGTCCGCGCCGCACACCACCCTGATGTACTTCAGCTCGCCGTTGTTGGAGTAGAACATCGGGATCGCGACGATCACGTTCTCCTGCGGGCAGCCGGGCGTGACGCACGCGGAGGTGATCGAGTACCAGGTCTGCGGTTCCCAGTTGATGACGTCCGGCTCCGGAACGGGATCCGGGGTGGGCGGCGGCTCCGACGGCGGCTCCTCCACGGGCGGCGGGGGCGGGTCCTCCACAGGCGGCGGAGGCGGTTCTTCTGCCTGGGTCGCTTCGGTCTGCGGAGCGGGCGCGGTTTCGCTCATGATCCGATCACCATCCAGTTGATAACGGTTGCTGTGGTGTTCTCGCGGTTGACCCAGACGAGCATGCTGCTGGACGTCACAGAGGACACGCTGACTCCGGTGACGCCCTGGGCGCCGACGGGAGTACGGACGCCGGGCACAGTGGTTGACGCGGTGGCGTAGCCGCGGAACGTGGTGCCCTTCAGTGCGGTAAAGCTGACGGACGCGCTGGTTGGGGTGCTGGCAGCGGAGGGGGTGATGGTGGTGGTGCCGGTGACGATGTTCCCGGCAGTCATCATCCCGGCGATCACCGTGTTGCCGTCCTTGTCGACGGTGACCTTGTCCGTGTCCCGGGCCAGGCGCAGCAGGTTTCCGGTGTGTCCAGTCTGTGCGGTCACATGGAGGGCGCTTTCGCTGCTTGCCGCCTGCGGTTCCACCCGGTGACGGCCCTTGCTGGTGATCACTCCGGGCTGGTGCAGGAAGTACCCGGCGTCTGCTGCGACAGCAGAGTCCATGTAGCCGATCTCGGCGTAGTCCGCGCGGAGGTTCATGCGGCCGCCGCGGTGGCTGGACGCCGAGGTGCGGCGGATGCGTTCGATGACGGCCAGGTCGTTACCCATGTACGTGCGCCAGGTGCGGTCGGTGAAGCCGTCACCGGCGAAGGATCCGGCAACGATCTGGAGGTTGGCATCGCCGGGGGTGGCTTCGGCCATCTGGATGTACACGGAGTTGGTGCCAGCGGAGTTGAGGAACCGCAGCTGTGGGAGGACGGCGCTGGGGTCGAGCCACATGATGGCACCGCCGGTTCCTTTGACGAGGAGACCGCGGACGGAAAGTTCACCGATGCTTTCGGTGTCGTTGTAGACGAGGATCATGTTCTCGTCGGCTTCGTTGAGGGTGATCCGTTCGCCACTGTCGGCGGTCTGGATCACGGCGCCGTTGATGATGCCGCCGGTGATGGTCTTACCGGTGATGGCGTCGGCGGCGATGGCGGTGGCGTCCACGGCCCCGGCGGCGATCTTCCCGACAGTGATGGCATTCGCAGCGATCTTGTCTGCGGTGACGGCGAGCGCGTCCAGTTTTGCGGTCGTCACCGCACCCGATGCGATCTTGTCGGCATTGACCGCCCCAGCATCGATCTGCAACGCCTGCACGGCAGCCGCGACCAGCTTCTGAGTAGTGACCGCCCCGTCCTGGATCTGCGTACCGCCCAGCACCGGCCGCAGCGACGCATTGTCGAACCACACCGCGCCCGCCGTACCCCCGGACGATTCGATCCGCAGCCGGGCCACCGTCGCCGTTGCCGGGGCCGTGTACGTGCCCGACAGCCTGGTCCACGCATTCCGCACCGGGGATCCACCCGACGCGGCGATGCCGTACGACACGATCCCACCAGCAGCGGTCTCCCACCGGATGTGAACGTTGACACCCGAGCCCGCCCACGCGGTCTCCACCCAGTAGTCGATGCCGATGTTCAGCTGGTCGCCGGGCAGTACCGGAATCGCGGTGATGGACACGGCCCGGTTGGTGGCACTTCCCGCCGTGGCATCGATCTTTAGGGAGGTGGGTGACCCGTTGCCCCTGGTGGTGTCCTGGCTGGCGTAGGAGAGTCCGGCCAGGATGGACGCCGTGTAGGCGCCCTCGAAGCTGGGGTCGGTGAGGACGTTGGCGCCGCCGGTCACGGTCAGCTTGTCCGTGGTGATCGCCCCGGCAGCGACCGTCGCCGACGTGACCGCCCCCGCCTGAATGTTCCCTGCCACCACCGAGTTCGCGGCGAGCTTCCCCGCGGTGACGGCTTCGGAGGCGATCGCCGGGCCGGTCACCGCATTGTCTGCGATCTTCCCGACCTCCACGGCGGCGTCCGCGAGGTTCTCCGCGAGGACCGCGGACTCCTGTAGGGCGACCGTGCCGACCGCATCGGCGGCGATCTTCGCTTCGGTGACGGCGCCCTCCGCGAGTTTCACCGTGGTGACGATGCCGTCCAGGATGTCCGTCGCTACGACCGGCGCAGGACCCAGCGGCCCGGCCTGCGCGGTCGGCGTGGACGCGGTCCCGGACGTGTTCCGGGCGACGAGGAGGACGTACACGGGCTCCTCGCACGGCACGACGACTGTGCCGCCCTGCGGCGTCTCGAACGTCGTCCGCAGCGTCTCCAGCGACGGGGTGAAGCCGCTGGTGGTGGAGGCGTGAACTTCGACGCGCTGCCAGTCCAGCGGGGGTATCGCACCGTCCGCGAACTGACCGTTCCAGGAGACGGTGATCCCGCCCAGGACAGACCCCAGGATCGGCGGTGTCGGGGCTGGTGGTGGGGGCCCGTTGACGATGTTCACCGCGGTCGTGCCGTCACTCTGCACGCCGACGATCGCACGGAGGCTCCCCGTGTCGTCCTTCACCTCGAGGGCGCTGTCTTCGATGCTGCCGCCGTGCGCGTACCGCTGCCCCCGCTTGGCCTCCTTGAGTTCCTGCCGGAGACGGGCGACTTCACTGGTCAGATCTCGGGCCATGGTCATGCCTCCGCGGGGCCGTAGTGGAAGGAGTCAGCGCGGGCCAGGGTGAGCACCGCCTGATCTGGGGATTCGGTGGGCCGGTAGGAATCGGCCAGAATCCGGCACCAGCCCGACCAACTGGTCCACTGGTTGTTGACCGTCACCTGCACGTCGTCACCGATCTGCCACGACCCCAGCGGAGCGTTCGGATGGTGCCGGATGGTGACCGACTCAACCTGGCCCATGACCTTGCGACGTTTCAGTTCCGCAGCTGCACGCCGGCCGAGGACGTCGTTGCCGTTGACGGTGGCCAGGGCGAGGATCGTCTCCATGCGCAGCCCGCCGTCCCGGGACGGGGCTTCCGCCCGACGGGTGGCAGTTCCCTCACCGGAGCCGGTAGCGATGACGACGTTCGCGAAGTCGTCACCGGAGTAGGTAACGGGAACGGCGTCGATGATGTTCACGCCCGTGCGGAAGGCGATGTCGGTGCGGCGAGCACCCAGCCGCGGATAGCCCAGCTTGAGGCGCTTCTCCACCCCGTTACCGAGGTAGCGGCACGTGTTCGTGTACTGGGGTGCGCCCTCCTCAGAGACGAGGTCGTCGAGGTGGTCGCTGAGTGCGGTGTTCTCGTACCAGTACGAGTGCCACGGCTCCTTGGATGTCCCCACCGTGATCTTCGAGACGGTGGAGTCGACGACCACGCCCAGGTTGCCGTCGGGCTGGGACTGGGCGTACGCCCACACATCCCGGATGATTTTGCACGGATCGGTGTTCACGTACGGGCCACGGCCGGCCAGCTCCCCGTGGGTGTCGTGGCGTTTCGTCAGGTACGACGACCAGGACGCGGCCTCGATCTCGAATTCGCCGTCCTGGACGGTGACGTCCCAGATCAGGCCGCCCCACCGCAGGTAGCCGTCGGCCTCCGCGTAGATGACAGCCTTGCCGGGAATCAGCGAGGCCACGTTGGCCTTCACGAACCGCGGCGTGAGCGTACCCCGCAGCTGGCCGGGCCCGTTGAGCTCGTTCCCGAACTCGGCCTTGGCCAGGGGCAGGTCGGGGTGGAGTTGGGCGCCAGTGAGGGCGTGCTGGGTCCAGAACCGCCAGCGGCCCACTACAGCCGTCCCTCAAGGAACTCCACGTCGATCTTGAAGGTGGTGCGGGAGTCCACCCCGATCGTGCCGTCGTTCAGCGGGTCTGTGCGCATGCGGGACACGATCGGCTGATTGGTGCCGCGCATCGCCGCCCCGGGCGTGGTGGTGAGGTCGATCGTCTCGACCATCTCCACGTTGATGCGGCGGACGACCGCGCCCTGGTTGTCGTCGATGAAGACTTCCTGGGACGCCTCTACGCTGCCGAGCTTGAACCGGAACGCGCCGAACACGTCGCCGGTTGCGAGACGGAGCCCGTTCACGGAGAAGATGACCTTCGCGGTGGCTGCCCAGGAGGGGATGGCGAGGGTGGCGAGGGTGACGTTGGGGTGCGTCTTGTAGGTGCTGGACGTCCCGGAGATCTCGATGACCGGTCCGCCGGGCTGGTAGTAGGGGGTGAGGACCCGGTCACGGCGGGGGTTGGCAACCTGCCGCAGATCCTTGATCATGGCGTTGGTGATGGTGGCCGTGGACGCCGGTATGTCGATCCTGGCCAGCGGGATCGCGGAGTATCCGGCGGGGACGGTGGTCGCGCTGGAGGACACGTTGCCGATGACCTCGAAGAACACAATCGGATCCACGGCCGGATCGCGGTCGCCCTCGTACTCGGGGTCCTCCACGCGCAGCACCAGCATGTCGGAACGGCCCGTAGCGCCGGTCGCGGCGACGTCCTCGGTGTCGGAGCCGATGTTGTACGCGTTGTAGAAGCCCTGTACCGGGGAGACCTTGCCCGCGATGACCGCCGAGCCATCGCCGATCTGCACGCCGGCCCCCGGCGTCGACAGGGCCGTAACCTTGAGGTCGGAGCCCGTGGTCACGCCCTGGTTGTCCCGCGCCAGGTCTTTGATCATCATGCGGAACTGCTGCGCGGAATGCTCCGCACCCCGCGTAGCGATCGGAACAGGTACGAGTGCCATCAGATCCTCACAGGGCCTTGTACGCCGGCCACCAGGTGACGGCGAGAGAACTGGTCAGGGTCGGGTCGGTCGCGCGCCAGTGGATTTCGTTCAGGCCCGGGTCGAGACGGAACAGGTCGATACGGGACTGCGGGGTGAGCGCCATGCCGCCGCCGTTGTCGCGGAGGACGGTCCGCCAGCCGGGACGGGTGTCGATCTCCACCCACTCCCCCGCAGCCAGCGAGCCTTGGACGGTCAGCGTCCGCCCGGACGCGACATGCGTGATCGTCGGGTTGGCGCACGGTCCGGTGACCCGCAGCACTGGCCACGTCGGCGCGGTCCCGGACGTGTCGATGAACCCGGGCCGGCCGACGGCTCCGGCCGTGTACTCGATCGTGAACGGGAACACGAGGGGGAAAGTAAGCCCGCCCCGGGTGAGGGCACCGAGCGGCATCGATGTGGTCTGCTGCTCGTCGTAGAACAGCTGGTCCTGGCCGGTGAACTCAATGTCGAGGGGGATCCAGCCGTGCTTGGCCTGCGTAAGGTCAGCGGCCAGATCACGGATCCGACCTCGCACGATGCGTGCCGGCCGGCCGGGGAACTTCAGCCGCAGGTCAGTGGTGGCCCCGCCGGCCAGGCGGACGGCTTCGTCGTCAGCAGCTTCCTGAAGCTGGGCGTGGATGTCGAGGGCGGCCTGCTGGTTCCCGGGGGTCTTGATCCCGGCGTCGATCTTGATGGTGCGGCCGTTGAACAGGTCCGGGCCCAGCCACAGGCCGTCCTCGCCCGGGGGTTCGACGTCCGCGGTCCGCTGCGGCGTCCTGCCGAGCCCTTCGATCGCCGCGATGACGACCGGGGTGCCCTTCCCGATGAGGACCCCGGCCAGTTCGTGCTGCCCGTCGACCAGTTCCACAGGCGTACTCATCGGCTTCCCCTTGCTGCTACGCCGCCGCGCGCCAGACGGCGCAGCTGATATCCCTGCCGGGACTCGACTGCGCGGGCCAGGTCCCGGTCGGACTGACGGTCACCGATGTGGAAGTGGGACTCTCCAACGAGGGGGCCCTGCTCGCGGATGATGACCCGGGACGCCTGCCCGTCGGTGAGGCCGAGGCCGAAGCGGGAGGCGACGTCGCCGAGGACCCGGGTGGCGGAGCCCCGCTTGTTCTGCCCGAGGGGGATGTACGCCTCACCGTGGGTGGACGGCTCCGCGAACCGGATGATGCCGCCCTGCGTGGCGTACATGCCGGCCCGGATGCCGCCGTTCTCGTACGCCTTGCCGCTGTTGGCCTTCGCCAGGTCCTGGAGGAACTTGAGGGCCTTCGCTCCGAGGAGCTGGTGCAGCTTCAGCTTGCCCTTGTTCCCGACCTCGATGATCTCGTCCTCACCGAGACCGGTCTTGTCCGCGACCTGGTGGATCCCGATGTTCTTGTTGCTGATCGCCGCGATGATCTCGATGAACTTCGCCATCTCGTCGGAGGTCATCTGCGCCTTACGCTGCTTGACCTCCTCGTTCGCTTTCTTCGCCTTCGACTTGCTGCCAGCGGCCTCCGCGGCGAGGTCCATCGCGGCCTGGTCGTTCTGCGCGGCAAGCTGCCCGGCGAGATCGCCGTAGCCCATCGCTGCGAGCTTGGCGAGGTTGTTCTGGAAGATCTGGTTGTTGGCGGAGTCGTGGGACAGCTGGGACGTGAAGTCGGACAGGCGGGCCCGTGCTTCCTTCTCCAGGTTCCTGAGGGCGATGGACATCTGGGCGACGTACTTGTCCGTGCCGGTCGCCATCTTCGCGGCGATCTTCAGGCCGTCCTCGCCCATGGATGCCAGAGCACGGGCGACATCGCCGCCGGCCCGGTCGGCTACCTTTTCCAAGTTGCGGTTCCAGGCGGCTGTGGCTTCGCCGAGGTCCCACAGCTTCTTCTCCACCGCGGCAAGGTCGAAGTACTCGACTTCCTTGGTCTTGCCGCCCTTGGTCTTCACCTTCTTCGTCTTGTGGCCGGCCTGCCCGGCTTCGGACGGCGAGTACAGGGATCCGCTGACCGGGTCGTACTGCCAGCCGTCGATCCCGCCGTTGGCGTGCCATTGGATGGAGGCGGGGTCGCCTCCCAGACGGCGGACGGTCTCCTCGGCGATGGCCCGGGACCGGGGTCGCTTCGACGGGCTGAGAGGGATGTAGCTCTCCCCGCCTGTGGAAGGCTCCGCCCAGACCCTCCACGCGCCCGCTGGTGCGATCTGCGCGACGTGGTTCTCCCGCATGCCGCCGTCGGCGTAGAACTCCAGGACGGAGCCGTGGGCCTGCGGCGTGACGCCCGGGTACTTCTTCCCGTCGATGGCACCGCCGGTGCGGACGGTGTTCAGGTACTCCGTCTTGTAGATACCGATGCCGATGTTCTTGCCCTGCATGCCGTTGATGGCGCTCTGAATGGCTTGGACCGCGCTGATGGGGGTGCCGGTCGGGATGGTGATTTTGACGTTCTTCGACCCCGGTACGTCCTCGATCTTGAATCCGAGGGCTTCAAGCTGGGCACGCGCGGCCGCAGTCGGCGCCTCCATGACGATGGTTTTGCCATGGGTGGTGGCGATCTCGTTCTTGACCGCCTCCAGATCGGTGATCGCGGCTGCCGTCTCAGCCTTGATGATCGTGTTGACCTCGGCGGGCGTCCCCAACAGCGTGTTGACGTAGTCCTCGGCTGCCTTCTTGTTCCCGCCAAAGCCCTTGGTGGCCAGCTCCAGCATCTCCGCGCGCAGCGCCTGAGACTTCCCCGACATGGTCGCGAACGACTCGCCAGCCGCAATCCCGGAAACGATCATTTCGTCCTGCGCTGCGGCCGCCTGAGTCATCGCCTCGCCGTTGCGGCGGCCCGCTTCGGTGTGAATGTCGAGGGTGTTGCCGTTCTCCTTGAACGCTGCGGTCAGGTCGTCCAGGGCCTGCTCGTAGTTGATCTCAGCGGAGTAGGCGTCCCGGTTCGTCTCGTTCAGGGCCACCAAGGAATTCCGCAACCCGTCCGCGGCCTGCTTCTGTGCGCTGAGCTGCGCCTGGACGTCCGCAGCGGCCTTCCCGAACAGCCCCATGGAGTCCGCGGCCATGTCCGACTCGAACTTGAGGTCGGCCAGCGAGGAGTCGTAGCCGTCCAGCTCCTCCCGCAGCCGTGCCGCCTCTTCCGGCGACATGCTGGCGGTCATGTACTTGAGGGCGGCCGCAGCTTGCTCAGCGTTGCCGTTGCGGACCAGGTTCGTCAGGGACTCGTCGATCGCGTCGGCGGACTTGGTGAAGTCCTCGGTAGCATCGGAGGCGTCCAGCAGGCCGTTGGTGACGTCCGCACCCCAGTTGTTGATCGAGTCGACCGTACTGGGGTTCATCACCTTGCTGATCTTGTCGTTCAGCTTCTCGAAGTCGGACCCGAACTGCTCGGCGACGTAGCCGGTGGCCTTACCGGTCCTGCCCAGCTGTCCGAGGCTGGTGGTCAGCCGGTCCACGTTGGGCGGGGCAGACTCCCCAAGGTCCCCCAACTCCTTGACCGCCAGGACCACGGCGGCGATCCCCGCGACGACCACGGACGCCTTCGCTGCGGTGCCGAGGGCGAGGAACGCGGCGCGCAGGCCGGCGAGTCCGCCACCGGCGGCTGTGGACGCTGCTGCCAGGCCGACAATCGACGTACGGACCCGGGTGACCCCGCCCGCCAGAGCAGCCATACCGGCGCCGGACAGCTGAAGCAGCTTCAGCGCGGTCGCGGTCTGAAGGATGATCGCGACCAGTTCGGGCGGGAGTGCGGCGACCAGCTTTGCGGCCGCGGTGACCAGCGTCAGCATCGTGGGTCCGGCCTGCGCTGCGCCCTGCGCGAGGGTGACGACAGCGTCACCGATCGCGTTGACTGCCTCCCGCGCCTCCGGCCCGTTCTCCCGGAAGTAGGCGAGGATCTGTCCGACCGCGCCGGCGTCCGCATCACCCTGGGACACAACGCGGAGCAGGTGGATGATCTGGTCGGTGAAGTCGTCCACCTTCGCCTGCGTCAGTTCCCCGACCCGGTCGGCGAACGCGTCGAAGCCTGGGGTGGATACGGCGCCGCCGGCCACGTTCATGAGCCGGTCGAAGCTGCCCGAGAACGCCTCCACCTCGGGGGACAGCTTCGGAATGACCTGCTCAAGGACCGTGAAGCCCTTCTCGACCGGGGCCATGGTGAAGCTGGCCATGTCGTCCGACCAGTCGCCGAACGTGGTCTTCAACCGGGACAGGGCTACCGCGGCTTTCTGCGTCTCCGCCGGCATCGACGCGAGCTGCTGCTGGTAGGCGAGCTGCGCCTGCGCTGCTTCCTTCGACGCTGCCCCGTGGTCGCGGACGGCGTCTTGGTACGCCTTCTCCGCCTCGGAGGCTTCCTTGAGTGGCCCGACCTGGCCGGCGAGGGCGATCCCGAATGCTGCTGCTGCGCCACCAGTCGCGGCGAACGTACCGGCGAGCGGGGCCAGGTTCGCGGCGAGACCCGCAATCAGGGGGACCACGGCGGTCGCTGCGGGGATGAGAGAACCGAGGTTGAAGTCCAGACCCCCGCCGCCACCAGAACCCCCAGGAAGGCCAGGGAGAGGCGTCCGGAGGCCGCTGGTGTCGGGGTCGACACGGACGCGAATGACCTGGTTCATCGACGCCCACCGGACCGCAGCGGACACGTCCCGGCGCAGCTGCATGGGGTCCTGGAGGGCGATGGGGATCTCGATGCGGTGTCCCCACGCCGCCCACCGCACGGCGTCCTCAACTTCGCGGCGCAGCTGCATGCTGTTGCCGAGGCGCAGGTTCACGGCCAGGCCCTGCCCGGCACCGGCTGCGGACAGGGCGGCGGACACGTCGGCCCGCAGGTGGTCGGCGTCCAGGCCGAGGCGGACGCGGAGCCCCTGCCCGGACCCGGCGCTGGTGAGCGCGGCCCGCACATCGGCCCGCAGATGCCCGGCGTCCACATCCAGACGGACGCGGATCGGGTTGCGGGTCTCGGTGCGAAGCCGGTCGATGTCCCGGCGGAGCGCGTTCACGTTCCGGGAGGCGGTGCGGGCGTCACCGGACAGGTCGCGCAGGGTACGGGCGAGTCCAGAGCCCTGGCCGGTCAGACGTACCGACAGGTTCCACTCGGACACGGGCGGGCTCCTTCCTCTACTGGTGGCTGTGCTGCTTCTGGAATTGCAGGGCGGCGTGGACGCTGGTCGGGATGAGGAGGACCTTCACGCCGTGGCCCTCGTCGCCGTCGGGGATCTCCTTCTGCCGGTCGGCGAGGATCTGGCAGCCGATACAGCGGTGCGTGGTGGCCCGGTAGGCGTCCTCGTCACCACCGGCGTCTTCGTCCCACTCGTCGGGCCGGGTGCCGCAGGTCGGGCAGACCTGCTTGAGGTAGTGCTCGTAGGCGCGTGCCTTGCGCCGGTCGAGGTCGGTCCAGGTGCCGTCTCCGTGGCCGCGGTAGTGGCTGTGCGGGATGCCGTACTGGCGGCACAGCTCCATCTCGGCACGGAAGTCGGCATCGTCGATCAGCCTTTTCCCAGGTCACTTCGCTGCCGCTGCTGTACCGTCCACGCGGCGCCCCACAGGCGCTTCCAGTCGTCGAGGGGCCAGGTCTGCATGGCCTGCTGCGCGTACTCCAGCGGCATGTCGTCTGTGGACGCGGCGGCGATCAGGGCGGGTGCGAAGGTGTCGACGTGGAATTCGGAGTTCTGCTCCTCGTCCTCCTCGCCCGGCGGGTGTGCCTTGATGAGAAGTTCGAGCTGGCCCCGCTCAAGGGCCTGGAAGGTCAGGGTGACGGTCGCGCTCTCGTACGCGTCCGTGGCCGCCTTCAACTCGGCCTGCGCTTCGCGGGTCTGCTTCCGGACAAGGGCAAGGGCGTCCTTGTCGGCGTCCTTGCCGAGCGACTTCTCGTAGTCCTCGGCACGCGCGGCGGCCTGCTTCGCGCTCTGGTAGCGGTCGCGGACGTCGGGGTCGGCACACAGGCGAAGTACCTGAGTGGGCTTGGGCATGCTGTCCAGGCGCTTCTGAATGGCATCCCATGCAGTGCTGCTCATACGGAGGGTCTCCATGTGGGAAGGCCCGGCCGGGCGCGTGGCGCCCTTCCCTGAACCGCGACGGCCCGGCCGGGGGCTGGTGGGATGATGCCGGTCAGGTCAGGGTGGGAACGGTGCCGTTGAACAAGGGACGGTCCGTGATCGTGAACTGGACCGTGACCTTGGCAGCCTCGTTGTCGGCTGCGTAGCTCTTGGAATTGCTGACCACAGTCACGGGGAAGACGTCCATGCCCTTGGTGCCAGCGGTCAGGCCCTTGGAGAAGTGAACGACGAAGCCAGTGGTGCCCTTGGCGAGGTCGGTCTCGATGGCGTCGAGGACCGAGTCCTCGTACATGGTCCAGGAGCTGTCCTCGGCGGAGTCGTCACCGCCGATCTTGCTGACGAACGTGGAGTCCATGTCCGGGGTCTCGATGGTCTGGTTGGTCAGACTGAAGCCCTCGACGGACGTGATGTGCGACGAGTAGTCCGTTCCGCCGTCGATCTCGGCGCCGGTGGGGACGAGCGTGTCGGAGGCGATCGTCGGAAGGAAGTAGTACTTACTGATGCCCTTGCGGTAAAACCTTGCCATGGTGGCCCCTCGCGGATAGGGGCCAAGTCGGGGCCCCTGCTACACGTGTTGGTGTGGCGGCCACCTGTGGTGGTGGCGTCCGCGTGGGGTCCCGCCGCGGTGCGGTACTGCACTGCCCCCGGAGGGGCTATCCGGCCGGCTGCTCCTCGAGGAAGAGCCGGTAACGGATCACTGAAGTGATGATTGCATCGTTCTGGTCGGACGTTCCCCCTGCTTCGCGTGCCTCCCGCCGCCAGCAGTGCACGCCGGGCCCGACACTGAGGGCGTTCGTGTAGCCGGGACTGCCGTCCGCAGGACGTTCGACGACCTTCCACCCGCGGTCGGCCAGCCACTGCGCCTGCTCGTCGCCGCCGCGACTGTTCGGGACGCCGGGGGTGGGCCCGGAAACGAACGTCGCCTGGTAGTCGAGGACAGCTGCCCGCTGGTTGTCGGCGAGGGTGGCGGTGTCGTCGGTCCGGTCCAGGGGGTAGAGCAGCGTGTACGGCGGCGGCAGCGGGGCGCCCTTGCTGTCCAGTGGTACGGATCGGAGGCCGACGGGGCGGCCGGTGAGGGATGCCAGGAGTGCCTGGAGGCCCTGGGTGACGGGGAGGCGTTGGATCACGGTCAGCTCCCGAAGATCCGGTCAAGGGCGGCTTTGAAGGCGTCCTCGTACTCTGCGGACAGCTCCGTCACTGCGGGCTCCACGTGCGGGTATGGCGGCTGGAAGAAATGCCGTCCGATGCTGTCGGTCATGTCCCAAAAGCCGAACTCGAGGCGGCGGCCCTGCGGCCGGTCGGTGCCCACGGTCGCCCCGCCACCATCGGGCACGGCGAACGGTTCGGTGCGCCACGAGTCGAAGTAGTCGCCCGTGATGATGTTCGGTCCGGGGCGGCCGGACGCATTGAAGCGGATCATCGCCTGGGCAAGCCGCGCCTGCTGCTGCACCGTGCGGTTCACCTCGGGGCCGACACGGTCGGCGGCCTCCTCCAGCCGGTCGGAAAGCTCGTCCAGGTCCATCACGCCTCCCCGCCAGTCTGCTGGATCTGGTCGAGGCTGGTGACACGGATGACGCCGAGGGTGCCCGCCTGGGAGGGGTCCATGGTGCGCCACTGCCGTCCGACGAGGGCCTGGTCGCCTCCGTCGTGAACGGAGACGACGGTGACGATGGTGTCCCGGGCGGCGATCGGCGCCGCGAGAGGGGTGAAAGCCTTGTACTTGCTGGTGGTCTCGGTCACCCACGGCTGGGTGGCGACGACTGCGGACGCGGTCTCGGGCAGGCTGCCGGACTGCACAGCACCCGGGCCCTCGTACGTGATGGCGCCTTCCGGTACCTCGAATTGGCCGGTGTCGGGGTTGAAGACGGGCGGCCCGCCGGGGGTGACGAAGCGCACCGTGTCGAGGAGGAGCATCCCCTCGACAAGAGGAGCCACGTTGGCGAGGATCCGGGCGAGATCGACAGCCATCAGCGGGTCCCCCCTTCCGTGTTCCGCGCCCACTCCGTGAGGGTCATGAGCATCGCGCATGCGGTGGCGCCGGGCCCGCCACCGTAGTCGGCCCGGTTGAGGGCCTCCTGATCGAGGATCTGCGGGTCAACCGCGGCCAAGAACTCGCAGATCTGGTCGGCGGGGGTCTTGGGCACGCCGACGGCAACGCGGGCGAGCCCTTCGAAAGCAACGTGATCGGACTGCCGGGTGTGCAGGATCAGGGTGGGCAGGGCCGCGGACACGTCGTGCTGAAGGACGTAGCCGGTGACGGACCCGGGCGGGAGGGCTTCGCCGCCGATACGGATGGTGGCCTGGCCAGGCTGGGCGTCGATACGGACAGCGTGCGCCTGCGGCTCTGCGGGGTTACTCATCGTCTTCGTACTCCACGGTGTCTGGCGTCTCCGGGGCTCGTTCGGTGTCGGAGGAGAGTGCGAATCCGAACGGCTGCTCGTCCTCCGTCGTGTCGTCGGAGGGCGGAAGTGCGTGAAAGAGCCGTAGCGCGGCTTTCTCAGCAGCGCGTAGCGAGACGCCTTCGCCGGGATCGGTGCGTATGTCCACGGTGCAACCGCCGGAGGTGATGGTGAGGCGCATCAGAGAAGCGCTCCAGACCGGATCTCGGTTCGGCCGACGAGGTCGAGGCGCGGTAGCAGCTCGCGTTGGCAGTGAGGGTGAGCAACTGGATGGGCGAGGGCGTCTTGGACGGTGCGCAGCGTGCGGTTGGCCCGGTCGGGATCGTTATGCGATTCCCATCCGCAGTCGGGCCCATCACGAACCTCCACCCACTCCGTGCCGAGCTCGTCCAGTGCGGTCCGGGCGGCCGCCGTGTTGGCGGTGGTCACGGCCTGCCAGGTGATGGCGGCACGCGCCCATGCGTCGACCGGATGCCGTGCGTCGTTGGCGTAGACGACGGTGTCCAGCGGGTGGTCGCGGCGGAGCTGGTTGGTGTCGAAGCGGTCGGCGGTACTGCGGGCAGCGTCCTGGGCGGCCCGGAGGAAGGACCGGGCCCGGCGCAGGGCCTCGCCGATGCGGCTGGTCAGGTCGGCGTAGTACTGGGCAGACGCTGCGGTGACCGCGGCCTGGTGACGTTCGGTCCACTGGAAGCGGTCGGTGCGCCGGTCGGCATTCTCCAGCATCTGCCAGGCGCCCTCCCGGTAGATGAGCGGCAGGTCAGCGGACGCCCACCGTTCAGCAAAGGCACCGGCCGCGCGAGCGAACGTACCGAGGCTGGTGTTGAACGCGGCGATCGCCGCACGCAGGGCACGCCCACCGCCGGACGTCCGGCCGGGCCGGATCCGGGCCAGCGCGTTGAGCAGGCGGGTCTGGGCGATGGTGAGGATGCCCCACGCCGCGCGAAGCCGGTCGACAGCGTCGGTGATGAGCGCCAGGAGGCGCTGGCGGAGGGTGCGGCTGCGGCGTCGGACGGGGGTCGTCATCGTCGGGGCCTTGCCTTGAGAACGATCCAGCCGATGCCGGTTCCGTCGTCGGAGCCGTCCGGGTCGTCAGGTGCAGGAATGTCTCCATCCCGGAGGGCGGAGATCTTTCGTTCCAGGGCCTTGATGTTCTCGCTGAAGCCGAGACCGACGATGCCGGTGACGTTGATGGTGGTGGGCTGTGCCAGGAGGTCGGCGAGACGGCCGGTGAGGACTTCGATGGCGACGGCGCGGGCCGATCCGAGGCGGGCGTAACGAGTCTCAAGGTCGGCGAGGTCGGTGGCTGCGCCGAGCTGGGCAAGGAGCCATGCCTGTACGGCGGTGTCCATGGCTGCCTCCAAAGCTGGTGTGGGAAGGGGTGGTGCGGGTGCGGGCCCGCCCTGTGGCGCCCCCACCGTGGGGGCGGGCCCGCATCCCGCTAGTCGCCGCTGGTGCCCTCGTCAGCGACGTCCCGGCCCCGGGCCGGCTTGCGTGCCGCGGGCTTGCGCCCTGACGGCTTGGCCGGCGGTGCGGCCTTGTCGGTGCTGTCCTCGCTGCTGGACTGGTCCTTGCCACTGTCGGCGGAGTCGTCCTGGACGGAGGGCAGCTTCCCGTCCTCCCACGCGTCGGGGTTGGTGACCAGGGCCGCGAGGCGCGGCTCCGGTTCCTCCCCCGGGCGCAGGACGACGGTGCGGTTGCGTTCCGGGTCCTTCACGAACACGGCCTTCACCAGCTTGGCCATGACCGCTCAGCTCCCGAGGACGGTCGCCGAGATGTGGATGTCCGGCACGTACAGCACCGGCATGCCGATCGCGCAGCCACGTGAGTAGATCTGCACGGGGTCATCCTCGACACCGGTGACCACGACGATGCCCGGGGCCTCTTCCCGCGTCAGGGCAGGGTTCGTTCCGGAGGTGAACTTCGCGGCCTCGCGGGTCCGACCGTACTGCGTCTGGCCCCACTCGGCAGCCGGAACATCCGGCACCATGATCCACTTGTTGTCGGGGAGGACGCGGACGTACTGGTCGTCGTTCCAGACTTGGACGTCATAGGTCACGATCGGCGGAAGGCCGTACCGGGCGCGGACGGTGTCGACTTCGTTGGGTGCGAGGGTGGCTGTCGGGGTGCCACCGACCGTGCTGGACCCGTAGTAGGCCGCACGGTACTCCTCGTTGGAGGCGAGCAGGGCCCGTGCCCGACGCGAGGTGATGATCTCGCGGGGTGCCGGCGCGCCGCTGTCCAGAAGGTAGTCCATCCACGCGCGCTCATCGGACAGCGGGGTGGCTGCCGGATCGTCCCACAGCGTCGCAGCAGTGGGCATGTTGGCGGACGGGACGTTCCAGTCGACGTCAAGGCCGAGGCCGGGCAGGCTGACGGCACCGTTGGCCAGGAGCTGACCAGCGGCAAGTTCCTGCGCGGTCTGGATGGACTCCACGTGCCGGTCGACATCGGAGTACAGCAGGTCGATGTACTCCTGCGTGTCCTTGCCATGGTCGACATCGAGGAGGATCTGGTCCATCTCGGAGACCGGGAGGGTCTGGCCGAGGGCAGGCAGCATGCCCTCGTTGACGATCCGCTCGGCCTGCCGCTGCGCCAGCGCAGTCGGCGCGTTGTAGGCGCGGAACTTGGCCGCGTTGACCCGGCGCTTCGCCGAGGTGGTGCGGAACTTGATGCCCTGCACCCGAGTTTCCGGAAAGACCTCGCGGGTCAGCCGGTACTTGGCGGGCGTGTCGATCTGGCGGGCGTACACCGTGAGGTCGGTGTCGTTCGTGTCCCGCAGGAGGAGCTCGAGAGCCTCCATGGTGATCTCCTCCTTCTACCGGTAGTGGATGTTGACGCCGGGCGCGGTGCTGGCGACGTCGGTCGGGTCGAATGGGATGGGGCACTTGTCGGCGAAGACTTCGCCGTGCCACAGCAGCGCGCCGGCGGCCTTGGTGGACGTCGGGTTGAAGCTGATGGCGTCGACGAGGAACCCGGCGAGGGCCTCGGTGCCGTCCGTGGCGGACGCGCCGCCGCCTGCGGTGGTGGTGGCGACGGCTACGGCGGGGCTGGTGCCGCCGGTGAGGCTGGCACCGGACGCGGTCATCTGGGCGACGTCCTCGCCGAGGTACTGGCCGCCGAAGGTGACGACGACCGCGGTGCCCGGGTGCGGGCCGCCGGAGACAGCGACGTCCCCGACGTTCACGTTGGACAGGGCTTCCAGCGCGGACTTCACCTGCGCGGCGGTCGCGTTGTAGGGGATCCCTGCGGTGGTCTGCCCGCTGAAGGTCAGCGTGTACGTACCGCCGGTGGGTCCGCCGGTGATCGTCACGGTCTGGACCTCGCTGCGCGGCCCCGAGTAGGGGGCGTACAGGCCGGACGCGGTGACCTTGCCCAGCGGGATGCCGGACTTCATGACGTTGCGGCCCTGGAGCATCGGGTTCGCGGAGGTCACGTAGTGGGAGCCCTCGCTGAACTTGGTCAGGTCGAGGGTGATGGTGTTGGTGTCCTGGACTCCTACCAGGGACGCGAGCCAGGGCCGGTCGGCCGTGACGCTGTCCGTGTAGGAGTAGGGCTGGAAGTCGTTCACGACTGCCTCTCCTCATAAAACGGCGTGCGGTGACAGCTGCGCCGCTTGGCGCGCGTCCACGAGGAGAGGGCGTGGTCCCGATGCCCCGGCCGGGTGGCCGGGGAGGTCTAGGCGGCGTTGCGGTTGTGGCCGCGGAGGCGGGCCATCTCGAGGCCGCGGCTTCCGGGCTTGCTGGCGGATGCCTGGCGGGGCGGGGGTCCGCCGGCGGGGGATCCGCCCGGGATCGGCGGCATGCTGCTGGCCGGGGCAGTGGCGGGGGTGGCGCCGAAGAGAGCGGCGCGGCGTTCCTTCAGCGCTTCCGCGGTGGCCTGCACGGTGGCTTCGTCGGCGTCGGGGGTCTGCCGCAGGTCGCGTTCGAGGAGAGCGAGAGCGTCCTCGAGGTCGGTGCCGGTGGCGCCGAGCTGGACGAGGGCGGACTTGCGGATCGCGGCCCGCTCGCGGGCGACGGCTGCGGCTTCACGGTCCTTGAGGTCCTGTTCGCGGCGGTCGAGTTCCTCCTGCCGCTTCTGCTCTTCGGACTTCTTAGCGTCCTCGGCCTTCCGAGCGGCGGCGACGAATGCCTTGACGTCGTCGGGGTTGGTGAAGCCGAGGTCCTTGGCGAGGTCCTCGAGGGCTTGGCGGGCGCCGGCTCGCTGGCCTTGGGCCTTTTCCTTGGCGGCGATGCGGTCGAGGTCGTCCTGGGTGAACTGCGGGCTGGGGCCGGGGGGCGGGCCGGGCTTCGGCGGGTCCGCTGGGTTCGGCTCGGGCGGGTTGCCGCCGTCGTTGTAGAACACGGCGAGCGCGTTCAGGCCGGTGTAGGGGTGGGCCCAGCCGTGGGGGGCGGCGAGGCCGGGGCGGCGGTGGTGCTGCGTGGGGGCACGCATTGCAGACAGTCCTCCCGTAGGACGTTCAGGCCCCGCGCCTAGATCCAAGTGGAGCACAGAATCTGTCACGTGTTCCCCCCGCTCCCTTGCTCCCCCTCGTCGTTGTCTTCCTCGGCGGTCAGGTCGCCGTCGGTTCCGTCGACTTCCGGGAACTCTGGGGGCGGGGCGGCGGCCGGGTCGGGTTCGGTGACGGTGACACCGAGGAAGTCCCCGACGAGGCCGGTGTCGCCGGTAGCGTCGGCAAGCGCTCGGGCCTTCTCGAACTGGCGGGCCTGGATCCGTTCGATCTCCCTGGGGGCGTCCTCGATGGGGAACCCTGCCTCCGTGAGCATCTGCACGGCGGTTTCGAGGGAGAGGACGCCGTCCTTGACGCCGGTTGCGGCGAGCTCGAGGACGGCAGCCTTGTCGGTGGGCTTGTACGAGCCGAACACCAGCCGGGCGGGCTGCACGGTGACGTCGGCCCAGTCGGGATGCTGGCTGCCGATGTACAGGCGTTGCACCATCTTCAGGAGCAGCGCGTACTTGTGGTCCCGGGCGAGCCGCATGGACGCAATGAGGGCGTCGAGCGGGCCGAGGGACACGTCCATGGCGTACCCGGACGGTGCTTGGGACGGGTCGAGGGTGCCGAGGGCGACGGCGGGCAGACGTGCGACCTTCGCGGCCCGGTCCTCCAGGTCGTGGGTGCGGTTGCGGAGCTCGGCGAGGTTTTTGCTGGTGTCCAGGGCTTGCATGCCGCCGCCCTCCCCCAGCTTGAGGAGCATGCCGGCCTGGATGGAGTGCACTTCCAGGCGGGAGTCGGTGGCCTTGCCCCACAGGCCGATCATCGGCGCTCCGGTCGTTGCGGAGGCCCTGGCGGAGTCGGTGTCGGTGGACGTCAGCTCGTCGAAGATCTGCAACACCTTCGCCAGGGACGACTGCCCCCAGTGCTCCTCCGCGGGCGGGACGGTGTTCGGGAGGTGGATCACCGGGACGAAGTCCAGCATGAGGTCGAGGTGGTCGAGGACCTCGCCGTCGCCGCGGGTTGCGAACGTCGCAGACTCCAGCGGGAGGGAGTCGACGTCGGGGCTGCCCTTGATGTCCTCCAGGACCCAGGTGGCGTCGGTGAGGTAGCAGGTGACGTAGGACGGGCCGTCGTTCCATGGGTACTGGCGGGCGATCGCCCCGGTCTCCGGGTAGTACAGGTCCCCCGGGGTGAGAGGCGGCGGCACTTCGGCGTCCGGCTGGTCGGGATCCGGGCCGGTAGCGGGGACGGGGGCGCGAACGGCACGGCCGGTCTCGTCGACTCCGGGGGCGGTCGCCGGGCGGATCCAGTCCAGCTCGTAGGTGATGCGCCGCAGCCGCGCCTTGATACCGCGGCGCGGGTCGGCGGGGAGTTCCCACGCGAAGTGGATGCGGGTCGGGTAGTCGCCGGCGTCTCCGTCCTCAGGCAGGATCGGGAAGTAGAAGCCGGGGTCGTGGACGCGCAGTACGGGACGGTTCTTGCCGGGTTCCCACGCGAGCCGGTACACGCCGTCCCCCAGCGTGACGGCCTTGCGTTCGGTCTGCTGGACCCGCATCGGCAGGAGCTCGGCCTCGGCCCAGTCCCGGAGAAGTTCCTGAACGCGGGCGGCCATGGCCTCGTCGGGGGTGGGCTGCTCGCTGTCGGTGTCCGCGCCGGTGACGGTGATGGTCTGTTCGCGGCCGAGGACGTTCGCCATGACGGTGTCGATGAACATGGCGGGGTCGCCGAACTCTCGCTTCTCCCGGGCGTCCAGGTCGCCGCCGGCTTCGGCGAGTTCGGCTGCCTGGTTGTTGTCGTAGGCCTGGAGGAGCTTGTACGCGGCGAGGCGTTTCTGGTCTTCCTCGGGGACCCACATGGCGTTGGCTTCGGGGAAGGCCCGCCGGTTGGGCATGCCGGGGTTGTCGCCGTCGGAGTAGACGGGCTTGTAGTTGAGCCACGACCAGGCGTGGATGACGACCTCGCGCAGACCCACCTCTGCTCCTCACAGACGTTCCCGCCAGTTGGCGGGCCCCGCGCCTGTGATCAGAGTACGGGCCGTTGCCATGCCCGTTCCCCGTGCCCAGGCCCCGTGGGCATTACCGTCGTCCGCGGAGTCGCTGATCCGTATAGGGCTGGCTGCCCAGACCTTCTTGTGCCGGATCGGCCAGCTCGGTCAGGGCGTGCACGGCGGCGTCCATCCGGTCTGGGGAGTCCATACCCGGTAGCCAGGTGACCATCTGTCCCTCAAGTTCGGTGAACTCCCCGACGTGGTGGACCTTGCCCTGCTTGTACAGCTGCGCGATCGGCTCGGCCCTCAACCTTTTGCCCTGCTTGGCATGGACTTCGATGATCGACGGCATCAGCATCCCGTTGGTCTCGCCCTGCCGGGCAAGTTCCTGCCAGCCCTGCACAACGATCTGCCGGGCCATGTCCCCGCCGAAATTCCGTTCGACGAGGATGGCGTCCGCCTGGCGTTCGATGGCCAACTTGCAGACTTCCGCTCCCCACGTCTCGGCTCCCATGGTGCGGGAGCGGTCGTCCAGGACATAGAGGTCTCCGTCGTGGTCGCGCGCGGCGCAGACGAGTCCGACTTCGTCGTTGCGGAGGGTGTCGCCGCCGGCGTGGTCGACAGCGACAACGACGCGGGTGGGGTTGATGCCGGCCCAGGCTTCGGGCTTGAGCCGGTGGCCGGTGATCCATGCCCACTTCCACACCCCGCCCTCAAGGGGTCGGGGTTTTTGCTGGTAGAGGGCGTACCAGACGCGTTCGCCGACGCTCTCGCGGATGTCGGCAAGTTCTCCGGCGTCGTACTGGTCGGGCCACAGGGGGGCGCCGATGGGGCGGTGGAGGGGGTCGTTGGGGCTGTCGGCGAGGGCGGGCAGGTCGATCTGGAGCCAGCGGTGGGGTTCGTGGGCGAGGAGCCGGCCAGAGAGGTCGTCCTCGTGCCAGCGTGTGTTGATCAGGATGAGGGAGGCGCCGGGGGCGCGCCGGGTGAAGAACACTGACCGGTACCACTCCCAGACGCGGTCGCGTTGGGCGGGGCTGGCGGCGTCGTCGTGGCCTTTGAAGGGGTCGTCGATGATGCCGAGGTTGAAGCCTTTGCCGGTCAGGCCGCCGCCGACGCCTGCGGTGACCATGCCGCCGCGGACGCTGGAGCCACGCTTCTGTTCGAGGTCGAATCGGTTCGCTGCGTGTGAGGCGGGGTGGAGTTTGATGCCGAGGACGGGTGAGTACTCCTTGAGCTGGTCGCGTACCCATCGGCCGTGGTCGTCAGCGAGGTCGGCTCCGTAGGAGGCGATCATGACGCGGTGTTCGGGGTGCCGACGCAGGTACCAGAGTGGCCCCCACCGTGAGGCTCGCTGCGACTTCCCATGTCTTGGCGGGCAGGTCAGCATGACCTGGAGGCGTTCACCTGCGGCGATGCGCCGGAACGCGCTGTCGATCATGTCGAGGTGGGCGGCCTGCTTCTCGCGGCGTTCGGTGAGGACGGCTGCGAGGGCTCCTGGGGAGCGGTCCATGGCCATCTCGCGTTCGATGTGGGCGAGTTTGGCTCGGGTTTCGGGGCGGGCGCGGGTGATAACGCGGCGTCGTTGGTCCGCGGGGAGGCTGCGGTAGCGGGTCTCAAGGTCGGTTTGCCGGTCAGGGGCTGTCGTCACCGTCGTCCTCGTCGTCCAGGTCATCATCGACGCCAGCGTCGTCCTCGTCTTCGTCGTCGAGGTCGGTGTCCTGGTTGATGGCGGGAATTTCGGCGTTGTCGCGGTCGGAGATGTCGATGAGGGCCAGGACTTCGGCGGCTTCGCCGCTGGAGAAGGGGATGGCGCCGCCGTCGGGGCCGCTGATCTCGGTGCGTACGGGCACCTTAAGGCCGAACAGTTCGGTGATGTCGGCGATGAGTTTGCGGGCCTGTTCGTTGGCTTTCAGGTCACCGTCGTCAATGGCGAGGGGCATCACTGCGCGTAGCAGGGTCTCGAGGCGGGAGCCTTGGATGAAGCGGTAGAGCTCCGCGTCCTGGACTTCCATGGCCTTGGCCTTTTTGACGGCTCGGGCGAGGTCGGAGCGTGCGGTGCCTGGTGAGATGTTGAAGTGCTCTGCGATCTGGGCTGCGGTGCGGCCCTGGATCTTCATGATGAGCATCTCGGAGCGCCGCTGGGCGACGAGGGCTTGCTTGGTCTTGGAGGCTGGCATGGCGGTGGGGCTCCCGCTCGGATGGGTGTGTGGTTGTGAGGCCCCGCGCCTGTAACGGATGATCGCTGATTTTCGGTGTTCTGTTCCCCTTGCCTAGGGGCTCGGGCATGCTGCGCGGCATGAACGAGGAGAGACGCGGGTGGCGTCCTACCCGAAATCAGAAGATTGTCGGTGTGCTGGTGTTGCTGCTGGTGTGGACGGTGGCGGCGAACCGGTGGACGGATAAGGGCTGCCAGCTGGGCCAGTCGTATCGGCTTGTGGTGACTCATGGTGCGCCGGAGCGGTATGAGGGGTGCGTTGAGGAGGGGCGGGACCGCGTGGAGTACACGGACGACTACTACGGCTGAGGTGGGCGTGGGACGGCCCCGCAACGCCGGGGGTGGCGTGCGGGGCCGGGTGGTCGGGCACGGCCCGGGCCCGTGTGACTTGGGCGCGGGGACACCGGAGTCGATCGGAGTTACCCGGGCCGTGCAGTTCTGAGTGTGGGGTATGCGGGGGCGTTTGTCTGAGACGCGTTCCCCCTGCGGCCGCTTACCGTCGTGCGGGCTGACCGTCGAGGAGCCGGCCAGCGGCCGTGACGAGGTCGTCGGTCTTGGTGATGGCGTGATCGCGTCGGGATGCGAGTCCGGTCTCGCCGGTCTCCCAGCCGTCGCGGAGGGCGTAGGTGGCGTGGGCGGCGTCCTGCGCGGTCGGGGCGAGTGCGGGCAGTAGCAGTTGCACGCGCAGCAGCGGGGCGGTGATTGCGGACCGGGTGGTGTGGGACTCGGTACGGGCCTGGTCCCAGTCCTCGCCGTGTAAGCGGAGGTCTTCGCGGACCCACATGGCGCGGCGGTGGTCGGCGAGTGCGGTGGCGAGGTCGGTGACGGCGGTCAGGGCTTCGGTCCGACGGGCGGTGGTGGTGTCGGCTTTGCGTTGGGCTCGCTGGCTGAGGTGGGCGAGGGTGCCGGTGAGGAGGGTTCCGGCGAGGGTGCCGAGGACGGCGATGACAGTGGCGGTCACGGGGATCTCCTCTACTTGGGCAGCTGGTTGCGGGTGGATGCCCACATGCCGCGGGTGGTGGTGTTCACGGTCCGCTGGTCCTGGACGACGGTGCCGGTGTAGTGCTGGTGGATGACGGGCGGGGCGGCCTGGACGGTCTCCTTGGCTCGTCGTACGAGTCGGGTGAGGGCGAGGATCGGCACGGCGAGTGTGATGGGGGCGCCGGCGCCGACGGCGAGGGATACGGGGTCGGCGTTGCCGAGGGCGTAGATGATGAGGGCGGTCATGCCGCCGAGGGGGATGGAGGCGGCGCCAGCGGAAAGGATGAGGACGCTGGCGTCGGTGGCCCGCTGTGACATCGGGGTGCGGCCGGGTTGGGGTACCGGGAGGGCGTTGCCGATGGCGGGCACGGGCGTCTCGTCTCGGAAGGCGGTGGGGGTGGCGGTGGCTTGGTCGAGGGCCTGGCTGAAAGCGTTGGCGATGCGGTCGATGCGCTGGTCGTCGACAGGCTGCGCGGCGGGTGGGGCGGTGGGCTGGGTCGGGCCTGTCAGGGGGGCGTTCATCGGTGGGTGTCCTTCGGGGCGGCGGGTGGTGAGGGTGGCGGTGGATACAGAAAACCCCCGGGTACGACCCGGGGGTTTTCCTGGTCGCTGGTTGGTTCAGTCGTCGTCCGTGTCGTTCTGCGACATCTCGTTGAAGTAGATCGCCGCGAAACGGACGGCTGAGTTCTCGCTCAGGCCGGCCTTCTTCAGACCGTCGATCACCTCAGCCATGTGGAGCATCGCCTGGTCCATGTGCGTCATCTTCAGGTCCGGGAACTCGTCCGGCTGCATCAGGAACCTCACCGCTGTTGTTGGCCGCGTAGGTTCCATCATCGCCCTTCACGAGCCTGTCTTGCAGCCCAAGGCGGGCACAAAGGTCACGGAAGGTCCGCCCGGACTTGTCGTAGCCAGCCTTGACCATGAGGGGGTACACCTCGGACGGCTTGGCGGGACGGCCGAGGGACGCGAACAGTTCGACGGCGAGCTGGTCGTGGGTCTTGGGGGTGACGCGGGTCTTGGCGAGTTCGATCGCGGCGTCCTGGGCGGCGACCCGCTCGAGCTCGTCTTCGTCGAGCATGGCCTCGGTGAGACGGGGGATCTCCGTCGCTGCGCCGCGGGCTTCGATCGGGTAGCCGTCGTCGTCGAGGGCGGTACCGAGGAGAACCTCGACCGGCGTGGGCTTGGGCCAGGACTGGTAGAGCTCCCACACGCTCTCGTGCATGCGGTCGGGACCGACGTTTCCGTAGGCGTCGCCGCGGAGGTTGGGGATGCAGCGGGCCCAACGCTGGGACCAGGCGAGGCCCATCGCTCGAGCCGTGACCTCGTCCAGGTCGGGACGGCTGGGCGAAAGCTCGCGAGCGGCGTCCATGAACAGGGTCTGCATCCGCCGGTAGTCGGCGGAGCCCTCCGGGAAGGTCTCGGCCATGGTGGCGTATGCCTTGGCGGGGGTGGGCTGGAAGGGGCCCTTGGTCGTGGACATGTAGGCGACAGTGCCGGGGTCGGTGAAGATCGCCATGTCGGGTGCGCCGGTGTCGGGGAACAGCATCTGGAGCTCGCTGCTGTTGTTGGTGCGGAGTCCGATCCGGCCGGGGGTGAGTTCGTCCATGGTGCCGGTGATGTACTCGCGGGTTGCTCGGAGGCCGGTGTTGGAGACGCGGATGTTGACGGAACGACCTTCTTCGATGATGAAGTCGATGCCTTCGAGGACGTCGTCGGGCATGGACTTGGTCTCGTCAACGCGGATGTGGATGGCGGGGATGTCGGGGCGGGCGGGCAGGTTGTCGACGTCCTCGTCTTCGAGGAGGTCGGCGTACTCGGTTTTGCGGGCGGCAATAGCAGCCTTCGCGGCCTGGATGACGAGGCGGCACTCGTCTGCGGTTGTCGCGGGCCAGTCGATGAGGGGTCGGCCGATGCCGTACCGCAGGTAGGGGTTCACGAAGACTGCGGACATCTTCGCGGAGGTGTCGAGGTCGATGACGATGGCGTCGGTGCAACGGACGAGGCCGAGGCCGAGGGTCTTCATGAGGGCGGTCTTGCCGGAGCCCTGGGCGCCGATCGCGATGAACCCTTCGTCCTTGAGGTTGAGGCCGGCTTCCTGGCCGGTACCGATGACGCCGAACCCGATCGGCTCGTTGATCGTGGTGGGGGTGAGCCCGGGGTAGGGGATGGCCCCGGCCATCATGTTCTTTCGGGTGATGGCGATGAAGACGACGTTGCGGGGGACGTTGGCGCCGCCGTCGGAGAAGGCGACGCCGCCGCCCTTGGGGAGGTGGAGGGCTCCGGCGAGTTCGGCTTCGTAGCCGCGGAGGGCGTTGATGTTGAGGTGCGCCGGGAGGGTGATTTTGACGGTTTCTCCGGCGCCGGACGGCCACCGGTCGACGATGGGGTCCGCGACGGCGCCTTCGATGCCGCAGATGTCGTACAGAAGCTTTGCCCAGCCCTGCTGTGCGGCGGCGATCTGCTCGCCGTTGGCGAGACGCCGGTCGAGCTCCTGCTCGGCTTCGCGGGTGGCTTCGCCCCACTTGTCCATGCCGATGTTGACGGCGGCTCCGGCTCCCCAGATGGTGGTGCCGACGGCCATGGTGGTGAGGGTGGGCTGGGTAGCGAGGGCGTACGACAGCCAGCCGGTGGTGGCCATCCATGTGGAGGCGCGGGCGACGAGGACGCGTCGCCAGGAGCCGCGGGCTTTCTCGTAGAGGACGGCTACGCCGGTGGCGAGGGCTCCGGTGGTGGCGCCGGCCTGCCAGGGGATGTTTGCGAGGGGGGCGACGAGGGCGCTGGCGCAGGCGAGTTCGGCACCCCACGCGGTGAGGCGGCCGGGGGTGACGGCGTCGCGGCTGAAGTCCCATCGCTTGTCGGCGGGTGTCAGGGGCTCGAGGCCGGCAGGGACCTCGGTCTTGGTCTTGGTCATCAGACGACGTCCCACTTCTTCTCGGCGTTGGCGCCCTTCCGGGGCTTGGCGTTGAGCTTCAGTTCGCGGGCGTGGGCGCGCTGGGCGGCCTTGATGGCCTTGTGGAGTTCCGCGGAGATGTTCTTGACCTTGGAGGCGGTGGCCCGGACGGTGTCGTCGACGACGTTCTCGGTGGGCCAGGTGTTGGCCATGCGCCGGTACAGCTTGTTGATGGCGTCGGCGACGATGTCGATACCGCGGGCGGTGCCGGCGACTTCGGACAGGCAGGTGACCATGTGGCCGCGGTCGAAGCCCTTCATGACGTTGATGAGCTTCTTGGTGCTCTCCCCGGAGGCGGGGACGAGTTTCCCGGCCGGGCTGGACGTGTTGGTGCTGCTGCCGCCGGGGAGGGCGAGGCGCTGCTGGCCGGCGGACAGGATCGCGGCGCGGAGCTTGGCTGCGTCGAGGGTTCCGGCGGCATTGCGGATGTTCCACCGCTCCTCGCCGAGGCGGGGCTCCATGACGCGGTAGATGTCGGCGCGGTGGGCCTGGACGAACACGGCGAGGATTGTGTCGGCCATGCGGGCGGCGGTTAGTGCGGACACGGCGGCGTTGTTGAGGTGCTTGATGACGGACGGGTGGAGCGGTGCGGTCTTCTGGAGGGCGTTCGCGGCTTCACGGACGGCGAGGGCGAGGTTGCGGCACATGGCGGGGATCCCGACGAGTTCCACGACGTGGTCGGCCATGTCGGCGTCGGCGTCGTTGTGGAGTCCGTTGGCGAGCTGTTCGGCCATGGCGACCAGGAGCCGGTAGGTGAGAGCGCCGCGGACGTCGATCTGCCGGGCTACCGCGACGCCAGCCGTGCGGGTGCCTGCGGCCTGGATGACGGGTACGGGGTAGGTCACGGGGGTGCTCCTTCGCTGTTCCGTGGATGCCGCGAGCGCGAGCAGCTGTTCGGCTCTGTTCAACTCGTAGTCGATCCGCTGGTTCTCCCAGCGGATCCGTTCGGCCTTGACCTTGATGGGGTCGCCCATGGTGCCGTCGCGGGCGGCGTCCTTCTCGGCTTTCTTGCCGGCGGTGATGGCCTGGCGGCGGGCCTGCTTTTCCCGGCGGGCTTTGACGAGGGCGATGCGGTCTTCGTCGATGACTTCGCCGTCGATGACGTCGTCGGGGGCGTGGGTCGGCTTGGGGGGCAGGCCGTCGTCGACGATTTCGGCGTCGATGTACTCGTCCGGGTCGTGATCGGGCTTCGGCGGCAGGTTGTCACCGTGGCCGTCCTTGGGCCCCTTCGGGTCCAGGCCGTCTCGAGCGGTCGAAGACGCAACGTCGTTGCCGACGCCCTTGCCCTTGCCCTTGCGGTCGCGGTTCTTCTTGTCCTTCTTGACCTTCGGGTCGAGCCCGTCGGGCGAGGACGTCCACGTGGTGTCACCGCCCTTGCCGTTCTTCCTACGGCCGAGCTTGTCCTTCAGCTTCTTCGCATCGTTCTTCAGGGCCTTGGATCCGTCGACAAGGCCGTCCTTCATTCCCTTGCCAGTCTTGTCGCCGCGGTTCTTGAGCTTGTCGGCGAGGCCCTTGCCCGTCTTGGCCAGCTTGTCGGCGACCGGGTCCTTCACCTTCGGCTTGCGGTTTTTCCCGCCACCGCCCAGGCCGCTGTTGCCGGTGCCGGGGCCCTTGCCGGAGCCGGGGCTCTTCGGCGTCTTGTGACGGCCGCCGCCACCGGAACCGTTGGGCGTCCGGTGGCCGCCTCCTCCCCCGCCAGATCCGTTGCCGCGACCACGGCCGCTTCCACCACCGGAGCCGGACCGGTCACGGCCGGACTTCGAGCCGTCGGAGTCGTTGCTGGTGGAGTTGTTGTTGGTGTTGTCGTCGTGTTCGCGGCGGCGGGCCCGCCACATGGAGGCGGCGACGAGGACGGGCAGGGTGGCGCCGCCGATGATGGCGCCGACGGGGCCGGCGGTGAGGAATCCGATGCCGATGGCCGCGGTTTCGCCGCTCACGCTGTGTGAGATTGCGGCGTATCCGTTTCGGAGTGTGTTGTCGGTGTTGTTTCGGTTTGCGGTGGGGGCGGGGCGGGGCGGGGAAGGGTTGCGGGGCTGCTGGACGACCACGAGGGGGCCCTGGGGGCTGTCCTGGCTTCCGCCCCGCCCCGCCCCGCCGCCCGTACTGTCACCCAGTGTGATGGGTGCGGGGCCGGGGTTGCCGGGGTTGATCGAGGTAATCGTGTCGGCGCTCACCTCCTTCACTTCCTTTCCATGCTGCTGAGGGCGGCGGCGGTGTTGCGGGCCTTGGCGGGGGTGATCAGGTGCCAGCGGGACGGCCAACCCGGGGCGGTGATAACGGGCTGGACGGCGGGCGCCAGCGGGGTGGCCCGGCGGGGGGCTGCGGACGGGGTGCCCGTCCGCGGCTCCGTGATCGTGTGACGCGGGCTCACAGGTAGCCCCCGTCGGTAATGTTGCGCTGCTTACTACGGGCCAAGACGGTGCGGACGTATCCAGCGTCCGCTTCGATTCCCTGCTGCGCGAGGCGCTTCACGATCTGCGGCGCTGAAGCGCCGGGGTCCGCCGCACGGACGATACGGACCGCTTCAGCCTTCGACACGCCCTGAAGCGGGAGCGCCTCACTGTCGCGCAGCAGGGGCGCCTCACGGATGATGCGGGGCGTCTCAGCGGAAGCAAGTGACACGCGCGACTGCGGCGCTTCATCGGCCTGATCTGCGGTTTCACCGACCGCTTCAGTGCGCTCCACGGTCTCCGATGCGACGGTCAGCTCGAGCGGGCGGCGCCTCTGAAGCTCCCGTGCCCGGTCCTGCCGCGTCACCTCGATGTCGAAGTCCGTGGACACTTCTGCGATGAGAAGTTCGGCGCGCATCGTGCGGCGCCGCATCTCCGCGGCGTGCTGTGCCTCTTCGAAGACGAGGCCGCGCTCCATCTCGGCGAGGGTGGCCTTCTCTGCGTCGGTGAGTGCGGCGGGGTCGCGCATGTCGGCAAGCGCCAGTGCCCAGACGACCTTGGCTCCGAGGGGGAGGAAGGGGCCGGCGTAGGCCATGGCGAGGTTGTTGTCGGCGAGGCCGTGCCAGACGAGGAAGACGGAGACGGCGAGGAGGGCGGCCCATCCGAAGAGGGCGACGGGCCACCTGCGGCCGGCGAGGCGGACGCTGCGGTATTCGGCGTAGATGACGGATCCCCAGACGGCGTCGGCGCATGCGGCGACGGTGATTCCGGCGGGGCCGGCTCCGAGGAGGTCGAACAGGCTCCACGTCGTCCAGATGAGGGAGCCGAAGGACAGGAGGGCGGCGAGCTTGATGAGGGGCGACGTCTTGGCGGTGGTGGTGTTCACTTGGCCTCTTCCTTTCGGGCGAGTCGGTTCTGGTCGGCGATGAAGTCGACGAGGGCGCCTTCGTAGGCGAACCATTCGGTGTTGCCGATGCGCAGGTCGGCGAACTGATGGTGGTGCTTCCGCTCAAGGGGCTTGCCGCCGTCCAGAAGGAGGGCGACGTTCTCTGCGCGGAGCGCGAGGGTGCGGATACGGCGCTTCAGGTCGGTGGTGGTGCCGATCTTGATGCGGTTGCCGTTGCGGATGAAGTAGACCAGGGGTGCGTGCTTGCGGACCGGGATCTGCCAGCGATTGTCCGCCTGTTCGTCCTGCACGGTGGACGGGGTGAGGGTGTCGGTGAGTTGATAGCCGAGGCTGGTCACGATGGCGTTCAGGCGGTTGCGGCGGTGTTCCTTCTCACTGACGTCGAAGGCGGCTGCGGCCTCCTGTGTCTCGCGGTCGTGGATGGCGTCGATGACGGCCTGATCCTCGGCGGGTAGCTCCTTGGTGCGCATCCAGGCGGACCAGGTCATGAGGGAGATCAGCGTCCCCATACCGAGGATGATCCACATGCCGATTCGCTCATCGTGCGCGGAGGCGGACAAAGCCGCAAAGAACAGGACGCTGACGTGGCCAACGGCCCAGGTCTTGCGGTGGTTGCGTCGTACGCGGCGGTTGTAGAACCAGACCTGTTCTTGGTGGAGGCTACTCATCCAGATGAGCGTCATGCCGATGACGAATCCCCAGGCGGAGATGGCGGGGACCGGGTCATTGTCGAGCATGGGACGCCACACGGCCGGCTGAGCGGTGATGGCCAGGTAGAGAACGGCTACACCAAGTTGGGAGGCCCAGGCGATGGTGCCGAGGGCTCGGTCGATGATGCCGATCGTTCTGGCGGACGGCCGGGCGGCGGTGGTCACGGTGATCGGTTCCTTCCGGGTGTGGGTGGGGGCGGTTGTTCAGGCGGTGTGGTGGATGGCCGGCTGGACGGTGTTGTCGGCGTTGTGGTTGTGGGCGATCTGTTCGAGGGCGCTGGCGATGCGGGTGAGGGCGGAGGCGATGGCGATGTTCGCGCGGGCGGTGGCTTCGTGGGCCTGTTGCGGGTTGGGCTCGTGGAAGCCGGTCTTCGGGTTGAGGGCGTTGAGGGCCTGGTCGATGAGCTGGTCGGTGGTGGCCATGGGCGGTGGTCCTTCCGGGGTTCAGGCGGCGGTGGTGAGGTTGTCCGGGTCGGTGGGGGTGAGGGCGTCGATCTCGGCGAGGTTGATCTCGGTTTCGAAGTCGGCGGTTGTCCAGGACTCCAGAGCGCCGTGCTGCTGACGGAAGCCGAGAGCGCTGCGGGTCGTGATCAGCTCGATCACCTGTGCACTGGTCAGGTCGCCCGACTCTGCGGCGGCGTGGGCGACGGCACTGATCTGCGGCCACAGCGACCGGACCAGGGTTTGGGCACGGTGCTGCGCGGCGGACCAGTCGATGCGGATTCCGTCCTTCGCGGTGAGGCTGAGGACGTCGTCACGGTCGTGGTCGGCGTTGGCGAGGTCTTCGGTGGCGGGGGTTCGCAGGCCGTGGTCGTCGAGCCACTTCAGGGCTGCGATCTCGCCTGCTGCTCCTTGAGTGGCGAACTGGGCGGCAAGGGACGGGTGGTAGATGACGTGGGTGATTCCGCCGACGTGCCAGGTGTCCGCGTCGCCGGTGTTGTCGAGGTGGAGGGAGATGAGCTGGATTCCCTTGTGGTGGGCGATGACGGCGTGGGCGGCTTCGTGGTGGGCGGTGAGGAGGAGTGCCTGCTGCCGGGTGAGGGGGAACTCGGGGCCGGTCATCGGGTGACTCCCTGGCGTCGGGCCTCGGCGACGATGCGGGCGATGTTCTCCGCGCTGGCCTTCATCGCGTAGAGCACGGAGATGGTGATCGTGATGGTGGCCGAGATGGGGACGTTGTGATGGGTGATGGTCCAGACGATGCGGGCGGTGACCGCGATCGCGGTGGCCCAGATGAAGATCTGGGTGCCGGTGGGCTTGTTCACTGCGGTTCCTTCCGGTGCTGGTTCGGGCGGGTGGTCGCTGGTCGTGCTGGGCGCCGTACCGCTGTGGGGGTTGTCAGCGGTACGGCCTCCGGCAGGGCCAGAGGGTGGGGGTCCGGTCCCCGCGGGGGGTGTCGGGGGCCGGACCCCGGTCGGAGGGTCAGATCTGGTCGGCTTCGGCATTTAGGGCTGCTGCCCTCTGGCGGTGACTGGTGATGGCGTTGGCTCGGTCGGCTCGGCGCGTGGTCTCCTCCCTCTCGCTGTAGAGGGCGTCCTCGCTGCTGCTGCGTTCGAGGTGGTTGGCCTGTTCGGTGTGGAAGGAGGCGATCTTGCGGAGTTCGTTGCGGAGGCTCATGCCGGGTCCCTTCTGAGCTGGTGGTCGAGGAGGTTCGGTCCTGTGGTTGGAGGGTCAGGTGAGGAGTTCGAGGGCGCGGCTGCTGGTGCGGGCGGCTTCCGCCCGGTCGCGCCACTCGGCGGCGGTGCGGCGGTGGATGGCGGCTTCGTCAGCGCGGCCGAGGTCTTCGAGCTGGCGGGCGACCTTGTCGTCGTGACGGGCGAGACCGTCGTACTGGCGGGCAAGGCGGGCGCGCTGCTCAGGGGTGTAGCGGGGCGGGCGGCGGCGGGTGAGGAGTCGCATGGTGTGGGGTCCTTACTGGTCGAGTGCGGCGCAGGCGGTTGAGGTGCTGGTGCGGAGGTCGGGGTCGGTGAGGTGGTGGGCGGTCAGCCAGCCCTGGTGGGTGGCCTCCTTCTGCTGGTCGAGGGGCAGGCTGCGCAGGCAGGGGTTCGAATCGGGGTTCGTGAGGCGGGCGATGAGGTGGGCGAGGGCGCCGAGGACGTCGGTGCTGTCCGGGGAGCCGACGAGGGTGGCGAGGAGTACCTGCGTCTGGTTGAGGTCGTGCCGACTCAGGGCGAGGAGGCGCAGGCCGTCGCGGATCAAATCGATGCCGGCGTGGACGCTTTCGAGGTCTTCGAGGGTGTCGCCGAGGTCGGTGCCGTGGATCGGGGGGACGGCGTTGTCGCCGGTGTGGACGTGCATCACAGCTCGCCCTCTTCGGTGATCTCGTCGAACGCGGCAACTGCCCTACGCGGGTCCTCGGCGGCGAGCTGCATGAGGAAGTCCGTGTCGAGGCCGATGCAGTGCTCCTCCAGGTCCTGCTCCAGGACCGGGTCCAGGGCGGCGTCGGCCGGGAAGTCGAGGCCCTTGGTGGCCTCCGTGAACGCCCGTGCGGCGGCCAGTGCCTTCGTCGCGATCTCAAGGTCGCGGGCGGACAGGGAGGCGTCGGCGGCGACCTCGCCGGTCGGGCCGAGGAGGATGATCCGTCCTGCGGTGTTGGTGTCGTCGGACAGGTTGAGGATCTGCTCCATGAACGCGAGGAGACGCAGGTCGTTCTCGTTGGGGTTCTCGCGGTTCATCACGCCACCGCCTTGAGGGCCTGCTCCAGGCGCTTCAGCGCGGCGAGGCCGGCGGTCGGAAGCGGCTCGGTGGACGGCTTGCTGACGCGGACGCGGTGCAGAGCCTCGTCGGCCTGCGTGGTGCTCGTGGTGGAGTGCTGTACCGGTCGGATACGGTTCTGCATGGCAGTCGCTCCTGGTTTGGCGGGTAGCGAGTGCCGGGTCCTACGGGGCCCCTGGACGGCCTGGGTGTGCAACCACCCAGGCCGTTTTGGCGTTTCCGGGGTTCCGTTCTTCCCGACGACACCCAATGTAGCGTCCTCGCGCTCCGAGCGCTAGTACTCGCGCTCGGGGTTTCTTTCGGCTAACCTCAGGGGTGTACCGCCGTACTCCACGAGCGCGGCAGCTAACGACAGAGAGAGGAGGTCGACCATGCGCGACACCCCCGGATACGCGGAGATCGCTCAGCACTTCCGTCGGCAGATCCGCGACGGGACGCTGAGGCCCGGCGACACCCTGCCGAGCTTCAAGGCGGCTAGCGAGCAGTTCGGCGTGGCGCACACGACCGTGAACCGCGCCTACCGGGTCCTCAAGATGGAAGGGCTGACGCACTCCAAGGTTGGAGTGGGGACAGTCGTATCCAGCCCCGTCAGCAACAACATCGGCACCCGCCTGGCTTTGCACGCGGCTACCGGTAGCGCTCTCGATGGCGGTGAGGAGTCGCGAATCCTGGAGGTCGGAACCACCGGCGCCGACGAACTGGTGGCGTCACGGCTCGACGTGGCCCCTGGCACGCCGGTTCAGGTACGCCGGCGAGTGGTCAGCCGGAACGGTCTCCCGATCCACCTGAGCAGCAGCTACTACCCGGCCTATGTGATCGCGGTGACTCCCGAGCTGACGGAGCCGGTGTCTACCGGCGCGTCGCGGGAGCTTGCAGCGTCACGGCTGGGCGTGGCCCAGGATCAGGTGCTGGAGGAGGTCACCAGTCGGCACGCCACGGCCGCGGAGAAGGAGGCCCTCGGGCTGACCGCGGGCGAGGTCGTTGTGACGCAGGTGGTTCGTACAGTGACGCTGGAGGATGGTCGGATCGTTGAGGTGGCTGTGAAGGTTGCCCAGGGTTCGACGATCTTGCGTTGGACCACGTCTCTTCGGCCTCAGGAGTAGAACCGTTTTACGGCCGACCGCACCAGCGGCACGGCCGGCCGCCCTACGTGCCGGGCCCTGCGAAGACTTCGGCAGTAGGGAATCCCCGCTAGGAGATTCGCCATGACTCTATCCCGGCTTCCCTCGGACGGAAGTACTCGCCCTGGGGTGCGCCCGTGACCGAGCGCAAGGACCCCGCCTACATCTCGTTCACCGACGCCGCAGACCTGCTGGTCAGACGGGGAATCGTCGGCTCCATGACCCCCCGCGGCCTCCGCCATATGGCGACCGCCAGGAACGGCAAAACAACGCCCGCTAAGCAGCGCTGGCCGTTCGGCGACGGGCCCGGCCAGGAGCCTTACCTGGTAGCGGGCAGGACACGCATGATGCGCACCGCTCGCCTCCTGAAGTACCTGGAGAAGTACCCGCCCAAGGGGCGCGGCCCCGCGCGGGGGGAACGAACCGCACGCGAACCGGAAGAATGATCCCGTAACCGACCGCCTGTGTTCGCAGCCGCAGGCCCGGATATGCGGAACGGCCGGCTAGAGATCGCAGCGATCTCCCACCGGCCGTCCAAGCAGTACCAGCGGATCGCAGCCCGCTGGCGAGTGAAGATCCCTTATAGCTTCGAGGAAGGGCCTCCACGATGGAGAGTACCCGTTGTCACGCGGTTCGTGACAAGTACCCCCTGACGATCCTCCGCACGGCAGAGGCATCGCGATGACTAACCAGGGCGAGTACACCGGGCTTGTCACCGGGTTGCTGCTGGTGGGAGCCACTTCCGGCATTGCCGTATTTGGCACCGCTTCCTCCTCCGCCAACGCGAAGGGGAGGACCTGGTGAGTGCCGAGTCCGTCGGCCAGGATGGCCTGGAAGTCCGCGAAACGTTCAAGCGTGCCTCGGAGTTCGCTCCGCACGTCACCATGACCGACGAGACCTTCTTCTCGCACGGGTGGCAGCCACTCACGATCACCGTGCTCCAGTCCCTCTGGTTCCTTCCAACCGACGCCACCTTCGACATCCCGTTCCTCGTCGACTGGTACGAGAAGCTCGGCTGGAAGGGCGCCAACGGCAAGCCGTTGGGGGCCAAGGTTGTTCGCCGAGAGATCGGCATCATCCGCGACGCGGGGTACGTCACCGTCAACCGGCTTCGCGGCGAGGACGGTACCGCGGTGGGCATCCAGTACTCCGTCTCGCAGCGCCGAAGCGATCAGCCGCAGCCGTCTGAGTCGTGGGTTCCGGTCATTCCGGGCACAGAGGAAATCCGCAGGTCGCACCACGTGGCACCAATGGCCACACGTGGTGAATCGCCACAGGCGGTCAATGGGGAAAAGCCCAGCTCAAACCACGTTGCATCAATGGCCACATGTGGTAAGTCGCCACAGGTGGTCAATGGAACAAAACCGCAGGTCGCACCACGTGGCACCAATGGGTTCCACCCCCCACACCCCCCGGAGGAGGAGGATTCCTCCTCCCCCTACCCCCTCACACGCCCCACGGGCGGCAAGCCGTCACAGACGGAGGAGGGGCCGGAGTCCTCTCCCGAGGACCTCCGCCGCGCCGAAGCCTTCCTGCAACAGATGCAGCGATGGCAGGCCGGTGGAGCCACAGCCCGCAAGCAGGCGCCCCGTCTGCTCCGCACGATGCGCAAGCAGAACTGGCCGCCCCTCGAAGACCTGGACGACACGCAGCGGGCACTCCTTGAAGCGGAGATCTTCCGCAACACCGGTGGCGCCAAGTCCTGGGTGAGGTGCCTGCCCGGCTGGATCGAGGACCTTCGCCTCTACGACCGCGTCCGCGCCCGCACCGGGGCCACGGCGGGCGGTGACGGCCGGGAGCGGTGCCCAGACCACCCCAGCCGCTACCGAGGCCGCTGCATCGAATGCGCCATGGCCGTACCACCGTCCTGACCACGTGCTGCGGGCCGCTCCCATGCCGGGGAGCGGCCCGCGAATCCCCTGAACGCATCACCGAACAGGAGACCTCCAGTGTCCACCAGCATCCCCCCGCAATACCAGCCGGCCACCGACGACAACCCCGACGACGAGCCCTGCTTCACCCGCATCCCCCCGCAGGACCTCGCCGCGGAACAGTCCGTCCTCGGCTCCCTGCTCCTCGCCGGGGACAAGAGCAGCGCCTCCCACCGGTTCTTCGGCGAGATCCTCGACACCGGCATCACCGCCAGCGAGTACTACCGGCCCGCCCACCAGATCATCCACCGCACCATCCGCGACCTGGCCGCAGCCGGCGAATCCGTAGACCCGATCACCCTCACCGCCGAACTGACCAAACGCGGCGACCTCGCCCGCGCCGGCGGAGCCCCCTACCTCCACGCCTGCACTCAAGCCGTACCCACCCCCGCCAACGGCTCCCGCTACGCCGAAATCGTCCGAGCCAAGGCGTACCGGCGGGCCGTCATCGAATCGGCGAACAGCATCCTGGAGTACGCCTACAGCAACACCGGCGACGACGACGACATCCGCGCCCTCGTCGAGCAGAAACTCACCGACATCATCGCGGGAACCCCCGGCGTCAGCGAGGCACCCCCAACCGTCGGCGACCTGTACCTCGACTTTGTCGCCGACCTCGAAGCCGTCCAGGAAGGGAAGAAGACCGGCCTGCCGTACGGGTTTATCGACCTCGACACGCTCACCTCCGGCATGCAGCCCGGCAACGTCACCGTCGTCGCCGCCCAGTCCGGGATGGGCAAGTCCACGTTCGCCCTCAACTCCGCCGTCGCCGCCGCGAAGACCGGCGCCCCGGTCATGTTCTCGTCGCTGGAGATGAGCGAGACCGAACTCATGCAGAAGATCGCCGCCGCCGAAGGGAAGATCGCCCTCCACCACCTGACACACCAGGGCGGCCTCACCCAGGACGGCTGGGAGACCGTGATGCGGCTCGGCCCAGAGCTGTTCCAGAAGCTCCCCCTGCGCGTTTACCGGCCCGACGGCGCCTCCCTGGGCGACATTGCCTCAGCGGCCCGCGCATGCGCCCGTACGGGCGGCCTGGGGCTCCTCGTCGTCGACTACGTACAGCTGGTCGAAGTTGAGCAGTCCCGCAACGCCAGCCGCGAACAAGCCGTCGCATCCGTGTCCCGCGGGCTGAAGAACCTGTCCGTGCAGCTTGACTGCCACGTGATCGCCCTGTCGCAGCTCAATGACGACGGCCTCATGCGTGAGTCTCGGGCGATCAAGAACGACGCATCCGTGGTGATCAAGGTGGAGCGGCCGGACCTGGAAGAAGAAGGGTCGCCGCGCTCCGGCGAGGTGGACCTGTTCGTGGAGAAGAACCGGTTCGGACCGACCGCCCGCGTGACGGTCGCCGCGCAACTCCACTACAGCCGCTTTGTCGACATGGCCCAGACCTGATTCAGGAAGGATGCAGTGGCATGACAGAGCTTCAGCAGACCGAGTACCTGTACGAGCTGTGGGACGCCAACTGGGACGACGGCCCCCTCGGCAATTACAAGGTGTACGCCCATCCGATCACGAAGAAGACCACCAAGCGGATCTACTTCACCTACCTCAACGATCACCGCACGTCGTTCGTTGACCGGCAGAAGATCGAGGCGGACGGCGAGGTCTACCACGGCTACACCATGCGCCGCCTGCACATGGCGCCGCCGGAGATCCCCCACCAGCCGAAGCGTGCCTCCCTGGCGGAGTTGAAGCAGGCGATGGCCGACGCTCACCCGGACCGGGGTGGCACCGATGAGGCGTTCATCGCCGCGCGCCAGAAGTACGAGACGGCGAAGGCGCGGCAGAACGGCGCCTGACCGTCCCGTCGGCGCCTCTGGGTTACGCCTGGGGGCGCCCGACAATCCCAACCGTCTTCCCGCATGGTGGGACACACGCAGTAGCAGTAGCACCCCCCACCACAGGCGCCGCACTCGTCGGCACAGGCATGCTGACCGCAGTCCGCACAGGTCATTGCGTTGCAGTTGCTGCACTTCCAGCTGTCGTAGCTCACGACGTAGTAACCAGCAGCATCTGGATCGGTCACGCTGTGGGCCCGACTCCAGGCGGCGCCGCGGGGAACGGCTGGCGCGTACCGGGAGACGATGCCTGTACGCCCCTCGCCCCAAGGAGCCCCCCGTGACCGACCAGAACGCCCAGGACCTCCTCGCCTGGCTGGAGACCGCCATCACCGCGCGCGAGGAGGCAGCGCGGAAGGCTGCCGCTCTCTGCGGCTGCCACCCGCCTACCCCGGTCTGGTCCTTCCGCGACGGCGACGGTCCGACGGACGGGCGGATCCTCGTTGTCGACGATCCGCACCCCGGCGTGAAGCGCAAGATCAGCCGTCGGTGGAACGGTTCCTACGAGGGCCTGTTCATGGCAGAGCACGTCGTACGCCACGATCCGGAGTCGGTGCTGCGTCGCTGCGCCGCCGACCGGAAGCTGCTGGAGCTGCACCAGGGCGTTCCCAACCACGGTCGGTACAGCGAGCCGGAATGCCCCGACGACTGTGACGGGCAGCACAACGGGCCGTCCGTCTGCATGGCTTGCCGCGACTACGCCGGTGATCCGTTGGAAGCGCCCTGTCACACGGTGCTGGCCATCGCTGAGGGCTACGGCTGGCCTGTCGGCGGCAAGTAGGGGCCCCAGGGTCCGTCGGCTACGGGACTGTCAGTTCGTCCGTGGTCATCGTCATGTCCACCATCGACGGCCCCAACAACAGCGTCGCCACATACCCGCCGCACTCCGACCCGTCCAACAGCGTCGCCTCCGACGATCCCGCACACCCGCCCTCCGCATACGCGGCCGACGCGTCCTCCACGTCCCCGATCGCCTCCAGCGCCTTCGGGTAGGCGGCGGTTGCGCCAGCGGTGTCGATGGCGTCCCGCACGTCGTACACCAGCTCCGTCAACCTCGTGATGTGGTCCACGCACGGCTTCGCTCCGACGGTCTTGCACACGTCGTCCTGGCTACTGCTGGTGGCGGCCTGAAGCTTCGGCGACCACTCGGTGGACAGCTTCGGCCTGGCGGCCGTCGTCTCCGACTCGGCCGGGGCCGCAGACGACGTGGACGGGGCCGGCGAGCCGTCGGCCTTCCCGTCCCCGTCATCTCCGCTCGAGCAGCCCGCAGCTAGCACGGCGAGCAGAACGGCGGCGGTAGCGGTGGTGGTGTGGCGCATGAGTCCCCCAGAGGTGATCGAATCCCTCCGCGCATCATCCGACCCCGTGAAGGCCAGGTGAAGGGAAGTCACCGACCTGTGACGCGTCATCCCCCTTCGTCCGTCGTTCCCAGCGTCCCAGAGCCGACGGCGTAGGAGAATGCCCCCATGCCCGCCCGAACATCGAAAGCTCTCAATGCCTGGTCCGCGTTGAACGACCGTCAGCAAGGCACCCTCGCCGTCATCTACGAACTCGACCAGGGCGCCGAAACCAGCCGACGAGCCAACGCCGCTCGCGGCTACTACGACGACAGGCCCGCCTACGAGTGGCGTCAGATCGACTTCGCCCACGAACCAGCCCTCCGCAATGTCTTCGGGTGGACAGCGCTGCAAGAGCGGCTGATGTGGCGCGGATGGGACAATCAGGGCAACGGCTCCACCATGGCCGCGTTGGAGCGCCGCGGCCTGATCACCCGCGACGGCAAGCCCACCCAGTGGGGCTACATGCGCACCGTCCAGTTGACGCGGGAAGGCCGTGCAGCAGCCCGCGCCGGAACCAGCCTCAACCCCGGCGGCCCCCGCAAAGCGGCACTCGGCCGCCGCTCGTGGGAAGTCCTCGCCCTGCTATGGGCGGCCGACCAGCGAGGCGAGCACCTGAAGTGGACGCACTCCACAACCATCGAGCGAGCCTTGATCGACAAGCACGTTCCGCCCCTGGCCCGGAACCGTGCTGGCTACGACGGGTACGAGATCACTGACCGGGGGCGCGACTTCTACCGCGAGCACTACGCCGCCCACACCGCCGCGCACCCCGACGTTCGCGCACCTCACCCCAATGGCACCGACGCCGAACCCTGGCCACCCGCGGCAGACCGCCTCCTCGCCGAACACAGGCAGCTCTACCGCGGGCTGCTCACCGCATGGAAGGACGCCTGTGCGGCCCGGCAGGCCGCCGAGACCGAAGCCGCCGCACCCCCGCCCAAGGTGCCGGCCGCCGTACCTGACGCAGTCGCCGCACTGGCTGAAGCCCGACACAAGTTGTGGTGCGACACCGCCCAACAGCGGGCCGCGCTCGCCGCCGAGCACGCCGAAGACCTCCACGCCCGGACCGAGCACGGCGCGCGTGGGTACGCCTCTGCCGCTCTCGCTGCCCACCGTGCGGCAGTCTCACAGACAAACCCCCTCGACAGCCTGACGCCGCCAGCGCCGAACATCGAAGACTGGGACGAACCGCCACTGCTGGCACCAGCAGAGACCGGCATCCACGCGCTCGACGCGGAGGCGGCGAAACTGCACGCGGCCGTCGTCGGCAAGCCCATCAAACGTCGCGGGCCAGCGCCCACCCGACGCACCCGCCGCGGCAACGTCCGCATCCCGCAGACCACCCCCACCGAGCCCGGCGGCGCCCTGTACGCACTCGCGGACTACCTGTTCGGCCAGGTCCGGGGCGGCGATCTCACTCGTCGTCTGCACCCGGCAAGCTGACCTCCGGCTCTACGCCGCCGTCCCCGGCCCGGCCTCCCACGGGTCCCCTGTAGGCCGGGTCAGCCCATCATCCACGGGCAGGCGCCGCGCGGGCTCCGTTTCGTCCAGCTCGTAGAAGTGCGCGCACTCCTCACACCGAACTCCGTCCACCAGGTCCTGATCCTCACCGTTGGGACAATCCGACCCGTCCCCACGCCCCGCGCACACCGTGTCCCCTGAAGCGGCCATGCAGCCGACCGTGCGCTGCTTTTACCCCGGCCCGGGAGGGTGCCCGCGGGGGCGTACAGGCGTACCGGTCAGGCACTACGCCCCACCCGGCAGATACCGCCCCACGTGCCCGCCTTTAGCTGGAAGACTGACCGCGTCACCGACAACGCCTTGGAGCACCGACCATGGACCTCGACCGCAGCCCCTCCCAGATGGCCGCCGAAGCCGCCGCCGCCGTACGCGCCCTGAACCACCGCACCCGCACGGCCGGCGACGACTGGCAGTACCCGGGCGACGCCTACAACGTCGTCGGCAACCTGTCCGAACTCGCCATGATGCTCCCCCAGGCCCTCGAACAGGTCACCCGGCTCATCGAAGACCTGAAAGAGACGGGCCGGCTGCGCAGCGACAAGGACACCCTCACCCAAGACCTCGACGAGGTTTTCTACGGCCTGGGCGTAGCCCGCGACGCCGCGCAGCAGCTGTACAGCGCCCTGAACCGCGCCCACAACGGTCTCGGGTCGATCGGCTACCAGGACTGATCGCGGCCTCAGCGGGCGCGTCTGACGGGCGTTCACGGTCCTGCCGGTGCACGATGGTGGCGCGACCCCCGGTCACTGGGGGATAGCGCCCGCAGAGCGCCCCCACGACCCGGTAGCCCGGCGAGGGGAAACGCTGGTCGACCGCCCCCGGACATCGGCGAATTCCAGGGGGCGTCTTCACGCCTGCACGTCCACCCCGGGCCAGTCTGGATCATCCTGAGCGGTTGGCAGCGTCCCGTACCCCTCGTACCAGGGGTTGGTCCACCCGCAGGCACACGAGTACCGGCCCTTGATCCCCGCGATCTCCGTGCCGCACCCACCGCACTGTGACCGGGTGATCTCCTGCCCGGCGAGGAAGTCCGCTGCGGCGGCCGCAGCTTCCATCGGGCTAGCGCACGGTGCGGCTGGTGTGCTCTGTCGTTTCCTGCTCACGGCTTCGACCCTACGCGCGGTGCCGGCGTGTTCCCGGAGATCGGCCCGCATTGAGGGCACAACCAGGACCCGTCAGGGCCCTGCTGGGCTTGGCCGCCGCACTTGTTGCAGTTCATGGCCGGCTCCCTCCGTGGCGTGGTCGAGCCCAGGATGACGCGGGACGGGTGGCGGCGGTAGAGGGCAGAAGTCGACACCACACACCGTCATACGCATTGCACTGCCATGTCTATATGGGTACGGTGGAGGGGTTGAGAAACCCACCGCATCGACCGTGGGGAAGCCGACGCCCAAACCCCGGCACACTCACCACCACACCCCCAACCCGGGAGCCCTGCATGGTCAAGCCTGCATCCGACCGCTACGTCATCGGCCGAGACGGTGTCTTCGCCACGCTCTACGACCGCCAGGAGCAGCGTTTCGTCGTCGAGAACGCCACCGAGGAGCACTGCCGCAAGGTGCGCACCGAACTGGAAGCCTCCCAGCGTCTCGACTCAAACGTGGAGGCGTGATGCCGCAGAGCAGCAGTGGAGGCTTCTCCGGCATCAGTCTCGCCGGACGCTGGGAGTGCGGGAACTGCGGCGCCAGCGGCAACGGCTGGTACGACGAGGAAGACGGCCTCCTCCTCCAGGACCAGGACGGGCAGCCCTTCGACGCCGACGACCACGAATGCGAGGCGTGATGCCGCAGCGAGTCCAGCGCAAGCGCAGCCCCGGCTGGCGCGCAGGAGCCGCCCTCATCGTCGACCGCAGCAGCCGCTACGGAAACCCCTGGCGGATCATCGACGACCACATCCTCCTCCACCCCGACGGCATCACCCAGCCCTTCGGATCTTCTGAAGAGGCCCGCGCCGCCGCCAGCAGCCACTACCGGGCTTGGCTGCACGGAACCGGCCCCGACACCTGGAAGGTCGGACGGAAAACCTTCGACCGACGGCGGGTGCTCGCCGATCTGTGGCGCCTCAAGGACCGCGACCTCGCGTGCACCTGCCCCCTCCCCGAGGTCGGGCGGCCGGACTTCTGCCACGCCAGCGTCCTCCACGAGTACGCGGACCATCCCGAGAGGCTGGCCTTGTGAGCAGCATCCGACCGGACTTCGCCGCTTACGCCAGCATCGAAGCCATCCGCACCCAGTACGAACGCGCTCAAGCCCAAGCCGACATCGCAGCCGACCGGGCCCGAGACCTGTTCCTCCTCCTCTGCCAACGCGAAGACCAAGCCCGCACCGAAAGGACCAGCCCGTGACCGACAAGCCGGCCCTGACCGACCGCGTCAAGAAGACCATCGGGCCCAACATGCTCTTCGGTCTCCAGGACGCCGAGCTGGACGGCGAAGGCGGCGAGCAGCGTATCCGCGAGTGGGTCGACTGGATCGCTGGAGCTGTTGCACCCCTCGTTGCAGCCGAGGTGGAGGCGGAAGTCGATCGGATCCGGGCCGCCGTCACCGAAGGGAAGGGCATCGGACGTCCGCTGACCGCCTCGGACGTCATGGTCGCCCACGAGGTCACCCGCAAGGCCCTCGCCCACGCCCTGAACGCGGGCCTGCACCTGAACTGGCCGCAGCTCGTAGACGAGGCGCAGCGCGCCCGCGAGGCGAACGCGGCCTGGAAGGCGGACGTCGACCGGGTCCGTGCCCTGCACTACAAGCAAGGCGCGTACTGCGCGATCTGCACCGAAGACTTCGGGCGGCTCTCCGCCCCCTACCCGTGCCCCACCATCCAAGCCCTCGACAGCAAGGAGTCGACGACGTGACTGGTCGCCCGCCGTTGATCGCCGACCACTGGTTCCGTGAGGGACCCGTCCAGCCCGACGGCTCCGACGGCTACTGGATCTGCGGCCGCTGTGGCCAGCACCGCGGTGACCACCTCCAAGCCGAGGGCGACTGGCGGAAGCCGCTGCATGCGGTCGTTCCGATGCGGATCCGTCCGTCGCACTGCAAGGCGTGCGGCAGGCACCACCGCCACACCACACACACCCCGTGGCTGTGGGATCAGCTCACCCCACTCACCGACCCGAAGCAGACCGAGGAGGTCTGACCGTGGGAGCAGCACTGCACCTCGCCCACGTCCAGCACACGCCCGTACGGAAGCGGAAGAGGAAGGGCGGTGGCGACGGAGGAGACGGCTACGACGCCCTCGTAGCCCGCGTCTACCAAGACCAGCGCATGACCCCCGAAGCCCGCGAACTCATCCTCCTCCTCGCCTGGCTCGCCGTCCGCGACCCCAACCGCTACGACGCCGACGGGCACCTCATCAACTGGAGGAAGCGCGCCTCAACGATCCTCGACCGGGACTCCCCCGCCAGGCAGTCCCGCCTCGCAGACCTCGTCTACGCCGACCGTCCCCGTTACGAGGACAAACGCGATGGCTGGGAGCAGCGGACGTGTGCCGCACCGATGATTCGCCGGTCCGGTCTGTGCGGGCAGCATGCTGTCGGTCACGACTACACCGTGGACCAGGCCACCGGCTGGAGGACGGCCGTCTGGTACTGCCGCCGCCACGAGCCGTGGGGTCGGGGCCTCCGCACCCAGCGGCTGGCCAACCCCGGGCCCGAACCGATCCCGAACGCCGGCGGTCTGGTCACCTCGTACCTGCTGGCCGACGGGGAGGGGCAGGAGGCGTCGTGGGCGCGCCTGTACAAGGAGGCCGCGGTGTGGCACTACGACCGTCACTGGGAGCCGCCGAAGACGTACGGGATCGTGGCCGACAACTGGCCTATTCCTGGTAGCGATCCCGTACCTGTGCGCGCCCGGCTCCGTCTGGTCATCGGCGGCGGCCTGGAGGACGCGTGACCAGCCGTACGGCCCGGCGTCGGGTCCCGGCCCGGGTCGAGTCCATCGAGGAACGCCTCGCCCTGCCCACACCCGCCGTCCTACCCGGCCAGGAGACCATCCCCGTCGCCACCATCGCCCACCACGCGCACGAAGGCCCCGGCCTGTGGTGCAGAGCAGACCTGTTCGGCACCCGCTGCGGGGAACACCGCGACGCCCACCACCACACCGGCAAGGACCAGCCGTGACCATCACCGCCGAACACGTCCGCGACCACGTCTACAAGCTCATCTACGAGGATCTCAACCTGTGCTGCGGGTTTCCCGAAGACTCCTACGACCTGGTCCGCGACATCCTGACCGCGTTCCGTACCAAGGACGCCGTACGCACGCTGCTCCCCCACGACGGCGCCCGCTATCTGATCCTCGGACTCCTGGACAACGCCGGCCTCATCGAACACGGGTCGACCATCGACGGCGCCTGGCTCACCAGGAAAGGCGAATGGTACTGGCGGGCCCTCACCCGATTCGACTACGACGACATCCAAGGTGACACGGAGACGGCTGAGGGCGTGAGGCTCCCGCATGACGGCAAGGCGTGCATGGACTCCTGCTTCAAGCCGTTCTGGGGGCTGCACTGACCGGTCAGGCTGTCTGCTCGTACTCCGCCCCCACCGGCCCGGTGGGGGCGCTGTCGTCTGCCTTGTTGTCCACCGACAACGCCCACTGATAGATCAACTCGTTCATCGTCGACACCCCCCACAACGCCTTCAACGCGGCAACCTCGTCGGCGAACTTCCGATCCGACACCCCGAACCGGCGGGCGATCGTGGAATGCGACGCAGGCGTACACAGGTTCCGCATGATCTCCCGCTGACGGCGCGTCGTCCGCACCCCCACCATCGCGGAAGCCGCCGACCCCACCGTGTCCCGGGCATCCCCGCGGGTACGAAGATCCCCCACCCAGGGTTCCGCCCGCATCCACGTCTGCTCGAAAGCGCGAGCCAGCACGGCGACCGCGGCAGGATCAGTGATCAGCCACGCGGCGTGCGGCGGTGATTCGGCGACGATGTAGTCGGGGACGACCGCAGCCTCCCTATCCACGATGATCATCCGTTCGAACTTGCCCGGCAGGGTCCGGTACTGCGCCGACCGGCCCGGCCCGCGGTTCGTCATCGCCTGCACGTAGCCGGCCGTCGGAGCATGGTCCCGCACCGTGTCCCGGTACACGGTCCGCAGGACCACGCCGCGGTCCAGAGCAGCCGAGTCCCGCGGCATCGCCTTGTCCAGCAGGGCCTGGTCGCGGGGCCCGCCGGGCTGCGCGGCGAGGATCTCCCGCTGCGCCCCACCCACCACGTCCTGCAACCGTGCGTTCGCGGCCTCGCCACTGTCCAGGTACACGGACGCGCAGCCCGCCACGCGGAGCTGTACGGCTTCGTAGTGCTGGGACAGCTGGGAGGCAATGTCCGGGAGCTGCCGGAGCAGTGCGACGCGGGCCTCGGCTTCGGCGAACAGCTCGGCCGTCCGCTGCTGCACGGCCTGCTTCGGGTCCCGGACTCCGGGGACGCCGCCGGGCTGGTCCTCGAGGGTGATCAGCCCCCAGTCCAGCAGTTCGGTCTGCGCAGTGGGGTGCGCGGTAGTGATCCGCTCGACTTGTTCGATATCCCGTATGGCGCAGGCGCCGAAAAGCCGCAGGGCCTCCGCCGACAATTCCCGACCGCTACCGTGCGCACTGGTTATGGCCAAAGGTCTCGTATCCCCCGCTGAAATCCCCGTGATCGATTGCGTCTTCCTGCACTGCGAACACCCGCACGATCAAACCCTGGAAGACCCAACCAGCGTACGACACAGTGGCCGTGGGGCGTCCCCCGACGCTCGTAGCCAACATCCTCCCCACACCCCAAACGACTACTGCCAGGTAACAGCCGTTTGAGACAAAGGGATTCGCAGCAGGATGGACAGCAGCGAGAATTCGGGCCAGGCGCCCCACTACACGTTCCGGCACCATTACAGAAAGGCCCCACCGTGAAGCCACTCAAGCGACTCACCGCCGCCCTGTTCCTCACCGCGGCACTCGCCGGCGGCAGCCTCACCATGGCCGGTGCGGCGGCCGCCGACGACACCACCGGCACCCCGACCGTCACCGAACCCGCAACGCCCGGCACCGACGGCACGGATGACACGTGGTGGGGTCTCCAGCCCGCCGACCCGGCCCCCGGCGGGACCACGGCGCGTCCCGCAGACACGTGGTGGGGCTGACCCCCCACCGCACGGTAGACCGGCCCGGCAGCACGCCCCCAACGCTGCCGGGCCTTGTCGTGCAGGGGGAACGGTCGGCCCGAACCGCGCGACCGTAGACGCATGACCCCTTCCCAGGCCACCACCACACCCACGCCACTCGCCGTCGACTACAGCGGACGCCCCCTCCACGTCGGAGACACCGTCGCCTACATCGGCACCGACCCCGTCGCCCTCTACAAGGGCCGCATCGTCGTCACCGCCCCGCTCAACATCTGCATCGAGGCTGGCCCCCACCTCATCACCTTCAGCGGCGTCCCCGAATCCCTCGGTACGCAACGGCCGCGCCCTCTGGACGGGACCGTCAGCCGTAACGAACGGGGCGAGAAGCTGCGGTATCCGCAGGTCGCGCTGACCGACACAGAGGACCGCTTCAGTGCCAGCGTCTACCTCGGCAACCAGGAGATCGGCGACGTCACCCGCGAGATGGACCGCATCACCCGAATCCAACGGGACGGCGTCTGATGCCCAGCCACAAGGACTACAGCGAGCGCCGTGAGGCCTACTGCGCCTGGCTCACCGCCAACCACATTGACCCCGGTGATGTCCTCCTGGACGCCGACGTCTACCTCGACACCGCCAGCGACGGCACCCGCGTCATCGTCTACGAGGCGTGCGCCAAAGACGCCCAGGGCCGCAAGCACGTCAACGAACGCGGCGACGGCGTAGCCATCGAATGCCGCACGACGCCGCTCCTGGTGGAGCCGCCCGACTGGTGGGAGCCGTACCGGAAACCCCCCCGCGACCAACTCCTCGCCGTCCTGGACCGCGTGAAGGCCCTCGCCGACGAGGAAGGCGAAGCCAACACGTACATCGAGCGGGCCCGGCTCCGCGCCGTCCTCAACCTGGCCTATGAGACGGAAGGACTGAAGCCGTGACTCAGCAAGCCGTCATCCACCGCACGGAACTTCCCATCGACGACCGACCCCACGGCATCGACCTCACCGGGGAGATCCTCCACACCGCGGTCCGTCGACCTGGCGCCGTGGACGTCTGGTACCAGCCCCGCCCCGACAGCATGGAGCCGATGCGGCGCAGCTTCCAGATCGTCGGCACCGGCCAGCCCATCCCCACCCACCTCGGCTTCGACGTGATCGGCAGCCACAGAGGCACCGCCATCTCCCCAGACGGGCAGTGGGTGTGGCACGTCCTTGAGAACTGGTGCCCGCATCCGGAAGTGGTGGAGACGCCGAGGATGGAGGACCCGCCGGACCGGGCCCCGGGCATCTGTCAGGCGTGCCGCCTTCACCTGATCGGTGACGGGGAAGGGTTCTGGGTGCCCCGGTAGCCCTATCGAGCGGTGGGAACGGGTGCCGGTTTCGTGCCCAGACTGAAGGGCATGCCTCGCAAACCCTCCCGAACCGTCCGTGCCCTCACCACACTCCTCGGAGCCCTCGGCGGCGTCCTCGCTCTCACCGCCGCCACCCTCACCAGCCCCGTCTACAGCGGCACCGGCTGGAAAGCCCTCACCACCGAAGGCATCTACAGCCTCAGCCCAGACCCGTACGAGATCGTGTTCGCCGACACCACCGCCCGCACCAGGCTCGCGAAGTACTTCCTGCTGCCGGCCGCGCAGGTCACCCGGTCCGTCGGCGTCCCCATCACCGTCACCACCACCCTCGACCTCACACCGCTCGGCACGTGCCCGCCCCGGCACCGCATCGTCGTCCACTACCTGCACCAGCCCCTCGGCCAGCCCGGCATGTCCCAAGCCCGCCCCTGCTACGCCACCGGCAACGGCTCCGCGTGGGGCGGGCACATCCTCATGGACTCCGAGTACTGGACCATCCCCACCTGGTTCGGCCCCGACCCGGCCGTGAACGAAGCCCGCCGCAAGGACGCCTCCACACACGAACTCGGGCACATCCTCGGCCTCGACCACCCCAACACCGACATCGACAGGGACGGCACCGTGGAAGCCGGCGAATGCGTCGCCAAGGACTGGCTGAAGCCCGTCATGTGCTCCCCGAACCGTGGCCTGCCCTGGCCCACGGTGGAGGAGACGACGGGTCCGGTGGCCTACAACTTCACGGAGCCGGGGAAGTTCTCGAAGGACTTCGATCTGCCGGGTCTGCGGCAGTTGCTCGCGAACTACGTGCTGCGGCAGGGCTGACCGCGTTCGGGGGACCTTTGTCAGTGGCGCGTGCCATGCTGGGTGGAGCAGCTCGGTAGCTCAGCGGCAGAGCGCGGTACGGCCGTCTTTGTGACTCCGAGGTCGCCGGTTCGAGTCCGGCCTGGGCTGCGGTCCGCCTTCCGCCCCATCACGCGTCCCCCGTCGTGATGGGGCGGTCGTGCGTTCACACCTTCGGCTGCGCGGGTCGCTCTGGGAGGTCCACTCCCGGCCGTCCGACGTACCACTCCCAGAGTTGGCGGGTGATGTTGCTGCGGTCGCTTCCTGCGGCACGTGCGGCGGCGTCAAAGGTTGTTGCGAGGTCGTCGTCGATGCCGCGTAGGACGCGCTGCTTGTGCCTGTGGACGTTGGCCATGGACCGATCCTCTCAGGTGGCTTGCCACCCGTCAAAAGGCCTGCCATAGTAGAGGTGGCAAGCCACCCTTGAGCAGGGGAGAAGGAAATGGACAACAAGATTCTCGTCAGCGACATCGCAGCACAGGTCAACGCCACCGACGACGACGTCCGGGCGCTCGACAACCAGTGGCAGCGAATGATCCGCATCGACACTGACGGCAGCTACTACGTCGAATCCGCCAACCAGAACTACCTCTGGGGCGCTCTCTACTCGACCGCCCAAAACCGCCGAGAGGCCCGCGTGCAAGCCGCCAATGCGCGACTGATCAAGGCATACACCGCACTCAAGACGTCGACCGCCCCGGCATCCCGCAGCGGCCAGATCGCATGGCAGAGCAAGATGATCGGCCTCTTCACCGAAGTCCGCGACGCGCTCGTGGAACTCTGCGACGCCAAGGTCGCCGCCAAGATGATGAAGCCCAGCACCGCCGAGGCGCTGCGAGTGAGGGCCAACCGAGTGCTCCGTGACGCGGAGGGCAACGCCAGCCACGCCGCCCGCCAGATCCGTGCGATCTCCCGCAGCATCTGAAGGTCTCACGGTCATGACTGCACCCAACTGGTACGCCGACGCCGAATGCCGCCGCGAGGATCCAGACCTCTTCGATCCTCGCGGTGAATCGCTCCAGTACCAAACACAGATCGAGCAGGCGAAAGCCATCTGCCGTCGGTGCCCGACTATCGACGCCTGCCTAGCCTGGGCGCTGGTCAACGAGGGCAGCCTAGGTATCACTGATCGGCAAGGCGTCTGGGGTGGCACCACGCCCCGCGAACGATGGGCAATGAGTCGCCCTGCCGGGCGGTCGAGAAGGGCTTGATGAAGAGCTTCCACATCACGACATGGACGCAGTCAGAATCAACGCCGCAGAGGGGTAGAGGCCCCCGGAGACGTACCCCGTCCACCCCGTCCGCGCATCCCCCGTCGCGGCCGGCGCGGACGTGCGTTCAGGGATCCATCAGAGAATTCGGCGAAGGGCGACCGACCCTCTTGCCAACTATGCAGCACGTGATGCATAGTGATGTCACGTCAAGGGGCCAACCCAAGCCCCAACGCACAGGAGGACACCATGTCCAACGTCACCATCAACGAGAAGGAACTCGCCGCGCTCCGCCTCGCCGCCAAGTTCATCACTGACCACGAAGACATGATCTCCTTCTACAACCAGTTCGCCATCGAAATCGCGAAGATCCACACCCCCAACGCCACGGCGAGGGCCTTCATGGACGTGCGAGAGACCGAACTGAAGATCAACCGAGACTTGGAGGCCGTCCTCGACTCCCTCGGCGAAGCTGGCCTCCTCGACTGACCATGACCGACGACCTCTGGACCATCAAACAAGTCGCCGAACACCTCGGCATCAAGCCCAGCAGCGCACGCGGCACCCTCTCCCGCTGGGGAGTCCAAGCCGTAGAACGCCGCATCGACAGCCACGGCCGCGCCCACTCCCTGTACGACCCGGACGAAGTGAAAACGGCCCATGCCAACCGTCCCGGACGCGGAGCCCGAACCGACCGCGCCACCGAGAAGTGAGGACACCAACCATGAGCACTCCGACCGAACTCCGCGCTCGCGCCGCCGAACTGGAAAGCCGCGTGCCCCCGCTCATCGCCGGGCCGCGTACCGACGATGAGCGGATGTGGCTGGAGAAGGCCGCCGCCCTCCGCGCCGAGGCCGACCAGCAGGAGGAACGGGAGTGGGAGCGTACCGGCCGTATCCCGTGCTCGGACTGCGGGACCCTGGTCCGCACCGAGACGCTGGAGACCCTGCCCGCCCACAACTGCACCGCACACCAGCGGGCACGCCGCCACCGCGCCACCGAGAAGTGAGACCCGAGCCCATAGGCAGAAGCGCCCCCGCCTGAGGAAAGCAGGCGGGGGCGCTCGCATGTCAGCCTACGCCGCCCTCCAGGCCGGGCCCCGGGTTGCACACGCCGCACATCTCCACGACCAGCGTCTCGTCCGCCAACGCCTCCGCCACCTCCGCCCGCTCCAGATAACCGTGCTCGCCCTTCCAAAGCCCGCACCCACCCCGATGCAACACCGTCCGCCGGTCCCGCGTCGGCTCCAGCTTCCACCGCGCCTCAGCGAACGCACGCTGCGCCTTCCGCTTCGCCTGCTCCACCTCCGCCTCAAGCGTGCGAATCGTCGCGTCCGTGGTCCGTAGCTGCCAGGCCAGCCACTCCCGCAGGACACGCTGCTTTGAAAGACGTTCTTCCGGGGGCAGATCGTTCATGTGTTCGATCGTACGGGCCGACGAAAAGGGCCCGCCACCTGGGGACTCCCCCAGCAGCAGGCCCTCTCGTACCGCATCCGACTGCGAAGCCGTGGGTGCCCCCTATGCGGTCCGGTCAGGCTACGCCGCACTACCGTAGTCGGGAAGCACCCTGCGCGCCCGCGCCGCGAGCACCAGCGCGTTGGGCTGTACCGGACCCCTTCCGCCCGGCATGCCCGCCAGCACGTCCAGCAGCCGGTCCGCGCCCAGCACGTGCACCATCCGCTCCCAGCCCGGCACAGACACGTCCAGACGGCCCCCAGGGGCGACTGGGGAACCGTGGACGACCAGCATCGGCATCACCATCGACGCCGGCACCCCCAGAGCACGGGCGACCGCGGACGCGTACCCGGCGACCTTCTCCACCTGTACGTGCCGGTCCTCCTGCCCGCAGTACACCCGACCCCGCACCAGCGTCGTCGACCGTTGGGCGTGCCACTTCTTCGAGTCCAGCACAATCAACCCGGCACCCGACGGCGGTATCAGCACGTGATCCAAGTTGAAGCAGCGACCCGGCACCCGCAGGTCATGGAGAACCGTCCATCCGTCCGGTAATCGGGTCAGCAGGGCTGCGGTCCACTCCTCCCCGAGGCGTCCGTGGTCACGTCGGATTGCGGCGGCCTCGAGACGTCGGTCCACGGTGTTGACGCCGAACCAGCGGAGGACGGTCCGCCACCAGCCGCGCCGGGCGGCCGCGTGGAGGCGGGCGGCCTCACCCGCCGTCGACCCACCCGCCGTCACCGGTACTCCTCCAAGTGCTCCTGAGCCTGCTTCGCCAGCGAACACCCGGCGCACGAGAGGTTCTCCCCGAGAC